CGCTGGTAATAGTGGTGCTGCGACCGCTGGTGATAGTGGTGCTGCGACCGCTGGTGATAGTGGTGCTGCGACCGCTGGTGATTATGGTGCTGCGACCGCTGGTGATAGTGGTGCTGCGACCGCTGGTAATAGAGGTGCTGCGACCGCTGGTGATTATGGTGCTGCGACCGCTGGTTATAGAGGTGCTGCGACATCAAGAGGTAGTTCATCAACTGGAAATAACGGTTTAGCGGTGGCGCGAGGAACACATGTAAAGGTCAGAGGAGGTATGGGATCTATCTTGGTTATAGCAGAGGAGCAAGAAAGCTCGTACGATGTTTCTGATTGGAAAGCTGTTGTAGTTGACGGAAAAAATATCAAGGCTGATACTTGGTATAGATTAGTAAACGGCGAATTTGTTGAGGTGGAAGATTAAACTAACAATAATACATTATGATTAAAAAACTATTACAGAAGTATCAAGCGTACAGGGACAAAAAGTTCCTTGCACGCTTGGAGAGAGTGCTAAACAATAACGTGGTGGGCGCAAACTTATTTATAGAAAAAAATGTGTTTTCACTCAGGGGATTTCATATGTATTTCCCTAAAGGAGCAGTGGCGGATTTGCTAAACAAAATTCCTCTAAGTCTTGTCGAAGAACGTCTTCGTTCAGGATATTACGAGAAACGAGAGACTCCGCAATCAGGTTTAGACTTTTAGAATAATAAAAACAATTATTTCCTACGGAAGCATTTATCTTGTATTTTACTGAAAGGCTGTTTATTAGATCTCTTTGAAAAATAAAGTTCCCTGCATCTTGTTTTCCTCTGCATGGAATGTTAAGCTGTTTGCAGATTGAGATAGTTAGACCAATTACTTCTTCAGGGCAGTAGATTGATGTTTTTATAAACTCTTTCATAAGTTATAATTTTTAGAATTTGACGAAACAAAAGTAACAACAAAAAGGAGCATATCCAACAGTTATAATGATAAGTTAGAATTTGACACTTAACCTTTCATTAGGATGTGCTCCTTTCAAAATTTGGGTAAAACAAAAAGAAATGAAACAGACAATAGAAGAAGCGGCGAGAGAAGAGCTTAATCATAGTTATGCAAATAAGTACGTTGGTAACGGAATGTTTGAATACGGACAGCAAGCAATGATTAATATGTTTATCAGAGGTGCTATTTGGCAGGAAGACCAAGCGATCGAAATTCCCTCTTCCGTATTGGAGAATTGGGTACATGGCGGTGATGCGGATTGTATCATTGCTGAGTTTGAAGAAAAATTAAATAACTTATAACAGGAAAATATGAACAAGAAAGAAGAACAAGCCATAAGCTTTCTGCGTAGTATGGAGCGTGAAGAAACATTATCACTCGGTTTCTCCGGTGGAAAGGATAGCGTCGTCATACTTGACCTTGCAGAACGTGCAGGTATTAAGTATAATGCAATCTACGCTAACACCACAGTAGACCCGCCTGGAACAATCAACTTCATAAAGAAAAACTATCCACAAGTTCAGATAATGCACCCAAAGAAATCTTTCTTCAAGCTGATTGAGGAGAAAGGTTTTCCCTCTCGTTTACGTCGGTTCTGCTGCGAGGAGCTAAAAGAACGGTATAGCATTGGAAAAAGAAGCATTGAGGGTATGAGAGCTTCGGAAAGTCGTAACCGGAAAGATTATGAACCAGAACAGTGTGACACCCGTAAGTGGATGAAAGGCGCCAAACATATTCTTCCAATTCTCACATGGACAGAAGAAGATGTTTGGGGCTATATCCGAAAGTACGGATTACCATATTCAAGGTATTACGACGCTCCCTATAACCTTACCCGTCATGGATGCGTAGGTTGCCCGCTCTGCAACTATAAGCAGATGCAATTAGAGTTTAAGATGTTTCCCGGCTATGCTCGTAGAATAATTGTGTCCATTGAAAAATATATGAGCACTCATCCGAATGGATTCCTTTCTCGGAATTTTAACGATGAATACGAGGCTTTCTATTATTACATCAATGAAATTCCGATTGCTGATTTTCACGAGATGAAAAAAGGTTTATTCGGATTCAATGCAAAAGAAATTATCAAAAGAGAAATATTACCATGAAGTTGGAATTTGCTCCAAATAGTTTTCCTGTTGGAGTATGCGTTCTTTTCAATCCAAAGGCATGAGATTGAAACAGCGGTAGTAGATGTATCATATCTGATAATGCAACCCGTTTTTTCTTAGAGACAATTATCAAGTTCACAGAAAAATATATTGAGGAGAAAGGAGGACTGTATGGCGATAAGAATAATTAAAGGCTCTAACAAGAAGAGACCGATTTATTTCCGTCATTGCTACGGATGTGGATGCGAATTCGAGTTTGAGAAAGAAGATGTGAAAGAGGAAATTTACGATCAAAGAGAAGGATACAATGTATTGTTTGTTACTTGCCCATGTTGTGGTAGCGATATTGGATGTAGAGAGAAGATAATAAGGTATGAACAATGATATGGAATTATGAAATCAAAACATCCATTAGATTGGTATAACGAAAACACACCATCGGAAGATGAAGAATACGAAAAGGGCTGTCTATCTATCGCCTTGATAGTAGCAATCATTTTCATTTCATTAACGGCTGTAATTTTATCTTACGAATTATGAAATCAAAACAAGTATTATCAATAGATCAGATGAAGCACCTGAGGGAGCTTGGCTTGGATACGAGTGACGCAAGTATGCACTGGCAGTTTTTGCCTACGGTTGAATCTTTTTTCAATGGAGTGCTCGCCTTAGAGGAAAGGCCTACTCTCTTCGTTTCTCAACCGAATATGAAACATGAATACCCTGCTTACACCTTGCATGACATTCTTGACAAGCTGCCGAGTTATATTACATACAATGATGAAGAATATCAACTGCAAATACTTCCGCCTTGTATATGTTATAGATACGTAAATTATACGTTTGACGATTTAGATTATAAAAACAATGTGGATATATTGGAAAACGCATATAATATGCTGTGTTGGTGTATTGAAAATGGATATATTTTAAAGGAGAGTAACTAATGAAAGGAAAAACTAACGTTGGAGTTGTAATCTCCGAAACAGAAACGCTTGCTGCTGGTACAGAAGTCGAAATCGTAGATGTTCGCTACGGATGTGAGACTTATTTTATGTGTATAATACCGTCAGGAGTGCAAATTCCGATTGATGCTCGTATTGTTGACATAACAGACCATACTCCATATATTGACTGGGAACAGAGGCGTTATGAACTGGCAAAGGCTGCAATGCAAGGAGTTCTAAGCAACCCTGCTTTTTGCGGCACATATTCTAAACGTGAAGCACCGATAATTATAGCGCTTGATTGTGCTGATAATATGATAAAGAAACTGAAAAGAGAGTAATCATGGATATAAAAGAAGTAAAAAACAAGAAAGAGAAAGCTGAAATGGAAATAGCTCATATTTTAGAACACCTTGAAGCTGAAATAGGTTTAGAAGTCAATAATATGATTTATATACGCAGGGAAAGTGAAAAGTCTACGTTATCGGCTTTGCCTGTAAGAATAAAAACAAAAATAATCTTGACGTTTTAATCATGGAAGAAATGAGGCTGAATAAAATCACTTCTCTTCGTAAGCAGATTGAGAAACTTGAGAAATTATCTTTTAAAGTAGAGGAAGATTGATATGGCAGTAAAATTCAGACATAAGGAAACCGGATTGTTCTTTTGTAGAGCAAAAGGATTATCACCTTCAATAAGAGAGGAAAAAGAATTTGGAGAAGAAGCAATTTTTAGGAAAAGGAATTTGTCTAAGCGAGGAAGGATTTATGAAACTGCAACTGAAAATCAGAAACGCAATTGGATAGGTGAAGAGCATGCAGATGAATTTGAAATAGTACAAGTTTAAAGCCATAAATAGAAACGAATACCGGGAACGCTGCAAACATTACAGCCATTACAGCGGGCAGTGCTATAAAAAGTCGTTCATATCAGGCATAGCAAACAATGTGCATGTGAATATGAAATGTGACGGTAAATGTCCTCGCATGAGGAATTACGATAAGAGAAACGGAATATTAATTGATAAAGAAAAGTAATCATGAAAAATACTATTACTATACTTATCGATCCAAATCAGGTGGAATATGCTGCGGTGTATGCTCGATTAAGATGGTGATTTTGATTTAAATCGCATGATGCGTGATTTGCATAAAGACTACGGGTGCGTGTGTATAATAACTTTTTGGAAAGAAATATCCAAAGAAGAACACGAAGGGTTAATGGAGTTCTGTGATAAAGTTAATAAGGAGGGATAGTTATGAAGCATATATTTTTTTTATTTGTAGGTATTTTGGCTTTATACGAAATCATGAAAGCCTTAAACTGTAAGAGGGTTTATTCTCGTACATACGAATATATACATTCTCCCAAAGAAGATAAGAATACATATTTTAAAAAGCACCCCATGCTTCTTTTAATGAGCGTTTTGGATCTTTTTGAGTGGATGACATTAATGGCAGGACTAATGACAAGTCAATGGGTTTTATTTTTGGCGGTGATGGCTTTGTCTTTATCAAGATTCTACCGCCTCGGTAGTTGGGCCATATGTATAGACTGTATTATTACTGTGGCTATTTACTTGTTTGCTATTATTAATACTTATCATTTACATATAGAATTATGAGTAAATTAAGAAGATATAAAAAGGTAGATACGAGCCTGTCTCATTTGTGCAATTTTGCACCAGTTAAAGATCCGGCAGTGGTAATAGGGTCTTATTACTGCAAAAACATTTGTCCTCATTGCCGAGGGACGTTGAATATATTAGGAGTTAGATATGTAAGATGTGATAAACCATGAGTAAAAAAAGGGATGCCTGTACATCCCCTTAAAACAGCATTACGCCACTTTCTTACTATCTACCAAGAAAGAAAAGTATTTGGAATGTTTTGGATATATCCGCTTACCGTTCCTTATGATATACCGACAGAAAATACGAGTTTTGCCGTTTTCATTTTGCATTTGATTTTTCACAATAACACCTCCTCTCCGTTTTGCCTACTAACCTGTATTAGCAAGCTTTAAGCTGCACCCTGTCAAGTGCAACTAAAAAAAAGCCCAAAGTTACAGGACATTGGGCTTAAATGTCTTTTCTCAATGAGAACGGACAAGAAAGGTGACGAATGACAGTTCGTCGGGTTGGAGGTGTTAATGCTCCAAATCAAATGCGGTACAAATATAGGTTTTAGCCTACAAGTAAGGAACTTTATTAACGATTTTAATAGTCAAATTAACACATGAGTAAACTCTACAAAGCAACCATTTTCGGCAAACCGTTCATGCTTGGATGGTTCAGCCATGCGGACAAATGGTATCATAGAATTGGAATAATATATTGAGACAATGAGAGCAACCGAAAAGAAACTAAGAGACAGACACGCCCGTCTGCCTGAACAATACAAGAAGGTAGACACGACAGTCAACGGAGATGCAGAACACCTGATAGAGGAGCGCAAACAGCTTGAAAAGAACTTGGTTCCTCTGCGCCTTAGCAACACTACCGTTATCTACGTAACAAGGGATAAGCAAAACGAAGCGTATGCAGCAGTGGCGCGTAAACGAATGGGAATAGCCGAACCGAGGAAGGTATTTGTTGACCCTCTTTCGCAGGAGAACATTACAAAGATGTACAAGGAGGACGGCATAGCTCCCCGCAGAATGGCCGAAATATTGAATGTAAGCGTCAGGACGGTGTATCTAAGATTAGCCAAATACGGGCTTACAAGAGTGAAATGCAGATAATTAAAACTTGTAATTATGAAAAATATTAAAAGAAAATACAGTTTCTCTGATATAGAGTTTAAGCCTTACTTTACAGAGGAAGAGGTAAATTTTATCAAAAAGCTGAAATTGATGAAAGATGTTGATAAGTACATGCAAGGAGTGGTTGAGTTTGAAAATGGTTATGGCGTCAGTGTACTTTTAGGACAGCTGTTTCATTCAGACGGGGAAGATACATACGAGGTGGCCGTTACCTATGACGGCCATATAATCAACCGATATAACGAGCAGTGGGTAGAATGCTTCTTGAACCGCGATGAAGTTGAGAAGCTGATGAACAATGTTGCCGGGCTTAACCCTATTGTTGTTGATTCGTTCGACAAAGGCGATTACCTGGTGTATAATTTTGATAAATATCATACATATATAGCCAGTTCGGGAAGAGAAAACATTTCTTTGTTTGGTTCTTTTTACGAAACAAGAAAAGCCACATACGAAGAAAGAGAGAAGATATTCGAGAGATTGAGAGAATCATTAATTTTTTAAACAAAAGCAATGGAAGATAATACATTAGACCAAAACCTTTATACCACCGCTATGAAAGAAGCATTAAAGGTAGAGTTCTTGGAAAGCAACGAAGAGATTAAACTATATGCCGCCTCGCTGTATAATGCGATGATATGGGGTAGAAATCATACAGTTAAAGTAAAATATTAAGTTTTTTATTTGGTGTTATAGAAAAAGGGCGTATATTTGCAGCGTTCAACTTTTATCCAAAGGCAAGCGGAAGCCTGCCATATGCAGGCGTTTTTTATGCTTGCGAGTTTGACGCTACAATATAGTGGCTGCCACCCCCATAGGTATAGTTAATGCTATATCTGCCTTTGGATAGGTTGAACAATGGGACAGGGCAGCCTTTTTCTTTGCCCTTCCGAAAAGCCGGATATGGGCAGGCTACCAGCCCTATAATGCCAATAAAGTTCAATAAATCTATGGCAGAAATTAACAATTTGGGAGAACTGCTCCCTATCAGTGAAAACAACGGGAAAAAAGCCGTTAACGCACGTTACTTACATTCTTTTCTTGAAAGTAAACAAGAATTTGCTAATTGGATAAAAGGGCGTATTAATAAATACGACTTTGTAGAAGGAAAAGATTTTGAAACGCTCTATTTTGACTATCAAGGTAACTTATTGAATATCAGACATGATAATTTTATCAAGTCTGAAAATCAGCAAGTTAGCAAAATAGAATATGCACTATCTATCGGCATGGCAAAAGAGCTTTCAATGCTCGAGAATAATGAACGAGGCAAACAAGCCCGAAAGTATTTTATAGCATGCGAGGAAAACAAGCGTGAACTTTCCCGTAAGGAACTTCTTTTAATGGCTCTTCAAGCGGAAGAAGACAAGGAACGTTTAGCTTTGGAGAATGAAAAACAGCAGAAACAGATAGAAAGACTTAAACCTAAAGCTGATTTTGCTGAAAAAGCTTTTGCTATGGAAGGTAAGGTAGACATAGGCCAAGCCGCCAAAATTCTTAATCTTGGATATGGTAGAAACACCCTTTTCAAGAAGCTAAGGGAAGTTGGCGTATTCTTTGCAAATCGTAATGAACCTAAGCAGAAATACATTGATGCAGGCTACTTTGAAATGACAGAAAAGCCTATATCAAGAAAAAATCATCCTGGATTTATTGTAATGGTTGTGACATGTACTCAAAAGGGATTAGCATACATCAATCACCTGTTTGGCGGCAATCCCTCAGACGGGAAATTAGCAAGAATAAGATAAACTAATATTATTTTGGGTAGGCGTAATCAGTCTGCCCGCTTAAAACCTAAAACAAATATTCATCATGGAAAGAAATACAATACCTGCTAAAAAGCAATATGACGTCAGCGCAATGGGCGAATTTTTTAGAGACATTATAGCTCCTGAAGAGCTTAGAAAGGAACTTGTAGAACTGGCGTTTGATTACGCGCAATATGTAGATGAAGGGAGCACAGATTTGTTTAAAAACAATATGAGTACCATATACATACTGTATAGGGCACTGGAGGATGTGAAAGAATTAGAGACACAGAGTTAGCACCTTCGCCAACACAGCAAGCGGCACAATCCAATCAACAAAACGCTCGAAGCGCTCTAAACGTTCCATTGAAGAACCCTGAACAGGCGGCAGAAGTCATAGTACATCATGCCGTCTGCTTGGTCTATTAATATGTCTATCATGTTACGCATAAGCATATAGATATACAATGTGCCGTATTTGGATACCGCCCGGACACAAAAAAGGCGGTGAAACCGTTTGGATTACCGCCTAAATCATAGAACAACTCTTTTAAATGTCATTTATCAAATATATCAAAATACTTCTTTAACATATAAATTCGCCCTCTTCTTCCTCCAGTAACTTCGGATAGTATTCCGCATTTTTCCATACTTGAAATTAAAGTATATGCAGAAGCACTACTAATTCCTGTTATATTTGCTACCATATTGGCATCTGTAACAGGAAGTTTGTATAGTTCAGTAACAACTTTCAACGCGTTTGCAGATCTGCTTCCTAACGATTTTATTTTTTCTTCATTTTCTTTTTGAAGCAATAGTATTTCTTCAAAAGTCCTAACACCATTCTCTGCTGTTTTAACAATCCCTGTAAGGAAAAACTTAAACCAGCCAGATATATCGTTATTTTCTCTTGCTTGCATAAGACTGGCATAATAAGAATTCCGATGCTTTTCAAGATAATCGGACAGATATAAAATAGGTCTTTTCAAAATACCTTTGCTTACCAAATATAAGGTAATCATCAGTCTTCCAGTCCGCCCATTCCCGTCAAGAAAAGGATGTATCGTTTCAAATTGATAATGTATCAAAGCTATTTTAAGCAGCTCAGGAAAGAATATCTTATCGTTATGTGCAAATTTTTCTATATCTTCCATTAAATCTGGTATAGACGAATGGATAGGTGGAACGAATATAGCATCATTTATATTTGAACCTCCTATCCAATTTTGGCTTCTTCTAAATTCTCCAGGTTGCTTATGTTCTCCTCTTACGCCTTGCAAAAGAATTTTATGAACGTTTCTTATCAATCTGGAAGAAAAAGGCAATTCATCCAATAACTTAATAGCTTCATTCATGGCATTGATGTAGTTATGAACTTCTACCCAGTCATCTCTTTTGTCAAGGGGAACATCTTCTTTAGACATGATGGCTTCTTCCATATTGGTTTGCGTTCCTTCTATTTTAGATGATTGCGTGGCTTCTTTCATTACATGCATGCTGATAAACAGGTCAATATTAGGAATATGTTCGGAATACATATCTAATCTTCCGAGCATCCTATCAGCTTTGCTCAACAAAGTAACTACCTCCATATCAGAAATATCCCAAGCCTTATTTATAAAATTAGGCTGGAAGCTACTATAATACCCTTGATTTATATAAGTACCTGATTTAAAACTCTTCATATTTGCTATTTTAATCTTGATGGCAAAATTAAAATAAAGTTTTTCCTATTCCAAATTTTCCCGAAAAATTAAAATAGCGCATCGCTCTATTATAGAAATAAGCGAAAAATTAAAATAAGCGGTAATCCCAACATGTCAAAGAACGTCATAAGGTGCAATAATATGCAGCTTTATGTTGTAAACAATTCCTTTAATTCAAGAAAATCAGCGGAAGTGATCTTCACCTTTCCGAGGTTTCCCACCACCATATCAAGCAACGGGTTATGAGGAAGTTCAGCCACAATCTCGCCTTTTCCTACGGTTATCGGTATCATGCCTATTTTGTATTCTTGAATATCCATTTCCTTGAACATGTCAACGAACATATCAATAGCAACATCCGTATCTATTGTTCCGTTCTCGTCCGTAATGAACAGCAGGGAGTTGTCTATCATGCCGTTTAGCTTTCCGTCAGCCTTTGAAAGATAATTATTCAAACCCCGTTTCAGCAACACCTTTGTTTGCGGCTTATTAGGGAAAAGCTCGTCTATCCTATATTCAACCCATTCTTGAATGGCGGTTTTAAAATCTCCCTTGAATTTATTTATGTCAGTTGCTTTCATTTCTTCGTCCCTTTCTTAGATTGTTCACTTTTCATTTTCTTATATTCAGCATAAGGCATGTCTGAATACTTTTCTTTGTATTCCTTGAAGTCGTCCAGTTCGGCATCTGCTTCCTTTTGCGCTGATTTCCTTAACCGCTTCAACAGGGTAAGGTGGTTGTCAAGCGCATCCTTTCCAGCTTGGCTCTGTTCAACTACCGGACGCATCATTGCCATGTATTGTTCATTCAATATCATGGTAATATGATTACTGCTTTCCTGAAACTCCTCTGTGGAAGCGATAATCTCACGTTCTTTTTCCGTCATTCCGTCCCATAGAGCATCCACTTCATCCCATACAGGAGATTGGCTTTTATTTTGTTGTGTAGGCTGTTGGGCTATTTGTTGCTCATACATCCTCTTCTGCATCTCTACTTGCTGCTGGGCCTGTTGCAACTCCGCTATCTTGGTGTCAAAGCTACTACCACCCAATATGGGGTCATTTAAGAATATATTGTTCATAATTTCATTAGTCAGTGGTTGATAATTGGAAAGTGGAAAGCATGCCCGTAGGCATACCCTCCACTGACCGTTTACTTTTTGCGCTTGGTCTTGCGCTTTGGCTTGTTAGGCTGTGGGAGCCGGATTGCTACCGGGGCAACAACCACATCTCTGACTGGGAAACCCGGTCACAGTAGGAGTGCTCGGCAAAGTTACGACACCCTTGATGTTGCGACAGTCAAGTCTATCTGTATGGTTGATAGACGCAGTGAATGCCTTGTCGATCTCACACATGATAAGCTTGTCTTGGTAAGGACGGATAGCTGCACCTACTGCAACTTCTTTTTCAAGTCCGCTGATACGGGCGTTAAGCTCGTCGAATCCGTCACGCTGGCTCTTATACAGGCCAAATGCAGCGTTGTTCAACTTGTCTGTCTGAACATCGTAGAGGTCACGCATGGACTTGTACAGCCCGAAGTCTCCGTCTACCTGTGACTTCCACAAACCGAACTTCTCGGCAACATCCGTATCGCGATGCTGGTACATCAGATTCAGAGTGTTCATCTTCAAGCCCCACATCTCGTTAGTAAGCGCCAACTGGGCTTCACATGAATGTGAATAAGCACCGAACGCGGTAGGAGCCGCACCGTTACGCCCTGCGATAGCATCACTTACAGTGTTGATGTTCACGTTCTCGGGCATATTGCCACCGAACCCGAAACCACCACGACCGCGGCCCCAAATGGCGGCTGCGCCCAATGCAGTACCGATGATACCTGTTGCGAGTGCTGCATTACCAACGCCTTTTGAAGCATATTCCTTACGATTTTCATCGTGAACATACTCCTTTTCCTTGATAATTTGTTTTACTTCTGCTTCCATAATAACTATTTTTGGAATTACAGCCACTATTGACTGCACAGCAAAGGACAGGATAAGTACTATGCCACCGAAATAATACCTTGCGAGTTCATTGCTAATTCATTGCTCTCATCCAATGCTAAAAAATCACAATGATAGAAAAATAGTTATCTCACTCTTTGCGATTGATAGAATTATAGTTATCTTTGCAGCGTTATCCACATGACCGATAGGTCATTTCGTTTAATTTTAAATCTTAGTAAATGAAAGTTTTAAAAGTAAAGGTTGTGATAGCCTTATTAGAAGCGAAAGGGTGGAAACATGTCAGGACCAATGGAGACCATAGAATTTTCAGGAAAGATGGCGAACCTCGTCCGATTCCTATTCCTGGAAATCCTAATGATGATTTAGCCATTGGAACACTTAAATCAATTTTCAGACAAGCCGGTTTAACAGAAGATGACTTGAATGAAATTTAATCCACTCTTTAGGGAACAGCAGGACAATAGCCAGTCCTGCTTTCTTTGAAGAGAGCAAAAAAGGATATTATTAACGAGTAATAAATTATGAAGTATGAAACCGCTAACCGTTATCATCGAGAAAGCAGAAAATAATTATTCTGCTTATATCCAAGAAGTAGATGGTATTGTAGCAACCGGAAAAACCGTAGAAGAAATTAAAGCGGGCATCATCAACTCTATTAATGTATTAATAGAAGATTGCAAGGAATTTGGTGGTGTTATTCCTGTTGAACTTCAAGGAGACTATGAATTGTCGTTTAAAATGGACGTAAAATCATTACTCCAATTTTATTCCGGCATCTTTACAAAAGCTGGTTTAGAACGTATTACCGGAATAAACCAAAAACAATTATGGCATTACGCATCCGGAATGAGAAATCCCCGTCCGGAACAAACTTTAAAAATAGAAACAGCGCTTCACAAATTAGGTGAAGAATTATTGGCTATAAATTTATAACGCTGTTCCCTTTCCGCTTCTAAAAGCCCTCATTGAGAAATGGGGGCTTTAGTATTTCGCCAATATCATATATACCACTCTTTATGCTCCACTTATTCATTTTATTTTCAAAATGATTGCGTATATAATTAACCGCCTGCCGGGTTAACCCCGTATTCTTGGATATATCCTCGTCCGTCAGATATTTAGACAGAAAATATATTAAAATATAACGTGCGTCTACGCATTCCTCCTTATTGCTTTCAATCATATCCAATTCTCCAACCCCTGTATGCCTGCATACCGTAGACATCATAATCTGATACAAATCTCCTGTTTTCATATTATTCTGCTTTAAAACATGTAATTATTAAAAACAAAAATCACAACCCGGTGTTATTAAACTCGAAAGCCTCGTAACAACTCGGATTGTGATTGTTGTCTCTTGTGTTCGTTTCGCAGACAGAGGACAAGAGATAGGGGCTTTCTTTCTACTCTAAGCCCCGAAAGAGCGTCAGCTAAAGCCAACTTCTACACTTATTTCTTTTTTATCCTTATGGCAAGCCAAATAACGGCCAATGCGACACATGCAATGTTTAGCATCATGCTCGCACCTCCGTAATTGATTTTAAACCGTTCCCACCATGATAGTTTCCTTTCCACAGGATAGGGCTTTGGCACTTCAATTCTTCTTATCTTTTCAATGAAGTAAGGTATCTTGACCGTCACCGTAGATTGGGGATAGATGCCTAATGAGTGGTTCAATATCCCCTTATTCCAAGACGCATAACTATAAGCATACGGGTTATGCAGGAATGACACAGTATCGCGGGTAGATACGCTGTCTTTATAAGGTATCAGCTTCTCCTGAAACGTTGTATCGTGGTAGACTATACTGTCAAGCACTTTGGTTTCAACAGGCACATAGATCGTCCTCGTTCGGCACGAAGCAAACACGAACACCAGCAGCATAGCCAGCAATCCAACAGACGCCCAAAACAATAGATTTCTTAGTTCTTTCATGGCAAATAGTTTATAAGTTACGAAATAGAGGAATCTTCATTTTTCCACTCCCTGCTATTCAGGATGCTACCAAGTTCTCTACTGTTATGTTCGTAAACCGTTAGTTTATCCTCGTCAGTTAACACAGGGGACACGAAGTCATAATGAAGAATAACCTTACTTCCGTTCACACTCTTACGCGCATGCTCAGGTACTACTATTCCCTTTTGCAAACACCATTCTACTGTTACAATTACATATTTCATCCGTTTAATCTTTTAGTCCAAATTTCATTTAACTTTATCTTCTCTTGCTCTATTTCATCAGGAGTGAGAGATTTATCGTAGAGGGCGAAGTAGTAGATAGCAACATTAGAAAACTCCTGACATCTACCTAAACTTAGATTATATGCATTCGCTCCTAAACTCAAAATATTTGTATCTGATGCATCTCCTGCTATGATATTTCTATCATTATAGGCAGTCTTACTTTGATATATTATTTGATTTGAGTTAAACAATTCAACTGCATTATCTTTTCCAAAAGAATATAAAGCCTTACTACCATTGGCAGTAACTCTTTCAATAACAAAAGCACCAAAACTTCCTATATCATCAGGATAAGTACGTTTGGAAGCAACAGCAGAAGAGTTGTTCGTATTAATTATTTCTCTCCTGCATATCACTGTATAATCCGTTTGTATCGGCATATTGTCACATACAGCATAATCATCTACACCATCGAATACAAGAGAACCTGCGTTGTCGGGAAGAAGTTCAATATCAAAGTAAATATTGGCATTCGTATTAACAGTATAATAAACACGTGTTTCAATAGAGTTATTGAATATATCTTCAGGAATAACAGGTACGTCTATTATACCACCATTATTAACTACATAAGAAAACGCATCAGTTGTATTTAGATTACTATCTGAACTTGAAATTTTAAAATTAACAGGATTCTGAGAATCGGTAGTAATCTTTAGTTTATAAGGAATAGAATTATTATAATTTGCTTTAGGAATGCCAACACTTAAGCCAAAATAATTATTAACATCCCCTGCATTTTTTACAATATGAAATTTATTATAATGTTTAGTGCTGTCATTATTTACTCTATTCCCAAATAACCATAACAAAAAGCTTTGAGCATATTTCCCAAAACCACTACTTCCAGCAAACGCAAAATTCTTCAGTACAAGTTCATGTCCCTTGTAACCACTTATCGAAGCAGGAGGATTATCATTGCTGTATCCTGACATAAACCAAGCGTCAACAAGGGACTTGTGAAACAAACTCCCCGAACCCCTAGCGCTTGCAGAACCGACACCCGGCAGACGTATGGTGTCAATGCCGATGCTCTGAATTGCGACTTTGTTTAGTTCGATATTATTCATTGCCCTATTTTTTTAGCTTCCAACACTTCCGTAAACGATTCAACCGACACATTAACCCCTGCCGGGACATCTACATTGAAAATCAAGTTGGCACTACCGTTGTACGGGCCATAGCCGCCTACGTAGATTGCATCCATGCCGTCAATGTTGGCATAGATATTTAGCGAACCTGCTTCTTGTCTCTTCACCTGTATGGTAACAGGGCCCTCGGATACGAAAGATGCTACGTACTTGTTTTCCTCGTTTTTGCTGAATGATAAATCTGTTGCTGCCATAATGCTTTTATTTAATTGTTAATAATTATCCTTTGAAATATATGACTTTACCCTTTGTTCCGTCATTACGCATATCAAGATGCACCCACGTAACATCCTGCTCCAGTCTGACAGGATACGGAAGAAGTATTTGGTTTGCCTTAATCCAGTTGCGCACCTCAAGATCCGTCATACCTTTTACATCGAAATCAACTCCCGTACCTTGCATGTGTGCCGATACGTACACTTTCTCAAGCCTTGTTTTTTCTGCAACAAGCTGGCAGACATTGCATCTAAAACCTCGCTGTGTCTGATTACCGCCTACCTGCCAATTATTCACATAGATAGGCTTGCCAAGTTTCTCCCTGATAACAAGCAGTGTTTCCAACAGGCGGTTATCGAAGAACTGCCAAGCGTTATCACCGAACTTCTCGTACACGTGTCGGCATACAAGTTCCTGAATGTCGAAGTAATCTTTAATATTCATTTCTTTTCCTCCTTATCTTTCGTTATTATCTCACTAACATCTTCCTTATCAACATTAAAAACCTTTTTGCAGAATATGCCCAAAGCTTTTAATACATTGAAATCATACCCTTTAGGCTTTAATATGTTGCTTATAATAGAACAAAACTCTATAAAGCACACAAAGAGACAGGAATATATATCAATGTTCCACTTGTCCCCGGAAGCAATGTTTATCATCACAACCATGCAGACAAAGGCAAAGTAAGTTACCATTTTACCCATAGTACGGCGTATGGCTCCGGAGAAACGTACTTCCTCATTCATTAATAAACTCTTCCTAACTCCAAACGCTAAATCGCAGATAATAACTGAAAATGATACTATCAGCCAAGGTATCATATGCTCCAATGACTGTATAATAAAGCTGCTTGCTATCACCGCGAATCCACCCGGTATGCTTTGGGTAACAATGTTTTCTTTCATTTTATCGTTATGTTTAAAATTCTTCCTATCTTTGTGTCACGTACAAACTGTAAGCGTAAATTTGATTAATCAGGCAGACTTTAGTATCAAGATTACTGTTCGTATTAAATGGTCTGCCTTGCCCGCCTTATTCGTGAGAACAGGACGAGGTTTTTATAATATATCTTTTAATACGTTTCATTTCGTTTCTATATTAATTTCTTTATCTTTGCAGACAGCATCAATAAACTAACTACTGTGCATCCCCGTTTGGCTCGTGAGAGTGGAACGGGGAATTTGCTTATTTGTTTCATCGTACTATCTGCAAGTTATATTCACTGTCTGAACATCCATAGTTACGAATGAACCTTTATTGTCAGAGGTAGCCTCAAAGACCAAATAAGAAGCGGTGCCGGACCTTAACAGGCTGCTGAAAACCAAATAGAACTCCTGATACTGTCCCTCGGTTGAAGAAGGCTCTATATATATCTGACTGATATTCTGCAAAGAACTATTTGCGGGTTGTCCGAACTGGCTGCTTTGATATGTTCCGGCCACAACAGAGCATCTTATTTTTATGGTCCCTTCTCCTGAAGAAGGCGTGAACGATGAGTTTTCAGGAATAATGTACATCCCCTTCGCCTTACGCTCTATCTTCATCCTTACACAAAAATATCTTGTGCCTGAAAAAGAGAAAGTAAGGTCGCTGTCTCTTGAATACCAAGTAGGATTAACCAACGTAAACGCCACATAGGTAAGGCTTGCCCGGCGGCTGAAATAGTTTACTATGCTAATCCTTTTGAAAAACGGAGTATCGCTGCCATTCCATGGAGCTACAATGCCCGTTCCGCCCTCGGCACTTCCACTTGAGCTTATTTTCTGAACACCCATACATACATACAGCGACCGCCCGACAAGCTGGCTTGTATTCTGCATTATCTGCGAAAGCTGGATCTTTATATATTCTGCCCAGTCGGTAACGTTTGCAATATCTTGCCCTGATATTTGTTTGTAAGTCGGAGCGTCCATTACATAAAAAGGCATACCCGTTTCCAAGTAGCATTCAACAACAAACCTATATCCGGAAGATGTCGTAAAAAAGTCCCTGAAATTAAAATCGGACCCCGAATTTATCATGCAAAAAGCAGTGAAGCTATCTTCATCAAACATATTCAGTTCCGACTTATAATTAGTTATGCCTGTTGTAAACGGCTGGACAGCCGCGGTATTGTACCCTTTGAAATCACCAAGTCGGTAAGGCTCACCCTGTCCGCCTCTCGGAAGCTGATATTCCCAGTTGGGGTAGTTTGCCTGAGAAGGGTTTGTGGTAATTTCATAAGCCATTTTATTGAAATACACATATCCCGCCTTCAATGTTGGGGTAACCATTCCCCACATACACCCGTCCGCACGTGTAGGGTCTGTGCTATAATCAAGGTTGAAGTTTGTTGCCTTTCGGTAAGGTTTGTATTTGGCCCACTTGTTGATGTTAGCCCTCGTTTGGAAGAATGTTATCACCTCATTAGTGACACTTCCCCCGGCAGAGTTCAGTACGTCACGTACATTAACGGCAAGGTTGACATCGGTATTAGGTACAATAGCCATATCATACCTCCTTCCGTATAATGGTGATACCACCAGTAACAGCAATAGACATATCACTGCTACCGTCAATCTCGTAGTCCCCATGTACGACCCTGTCCGCTTCATATAGGCTTTCATCTGCATAACAATTCCAATTAGAGGATGTTACCCCCCCCTCGCAAGTTGTTGATAACCAATAGATTACCAACTACCAACAAATCAACCTTTACCTTTTTCATGACACAACCCCTTCTTGATTACTGAACCATTACTTCTTGAATTTTGATTATATCATCTACCTTGAAGTCATTGCTGGAGATGAATTTACCGAAAGCATCTTCTGATAGTTTTTCATACTCCAATTCATGCTTTCTTTCCGTTTCTTCTTTCAGGCACTCTTCCAACTTCTTGTAGTATTCGTTGAAGAACTTGTTGATTTCCCTACGCTCATCTTCTGCCAAAGTGGTTTTATCGCCGTCCTTTTGCCATTGCTGGGCTTTCTTCTGCATCTCCTCGAAGTTTTCCCCCTTTAGTTTTTCCTGCGCGTCTTTCTGAAAATCGTCAAAGTCGGCCGCAATAGGTTTGAGCTTTCTTACTGCCTTAATCACAATGAATTTATCCTTATCTTCCATTTTGGTAAGTTTGCTATCATTAAGGAGCTTATATACCGACAGGACGGTGTCTGTTGTAATTTCATTTTTTGATTTTTTATTTTCGCTCATTTTATTATTCTTTTAATGGTTATACGATTAGATTACGGCAATGAAACAGACTGTGCGGTAGCTACCTTAGCTTTCGTGTCGGTGATAAAAGTGTTGACGGCCGCGGTAATCTCGCACTGTTCCTGCTTTTCTCCTACGTTATGGTTGATGCTTAGGTTCTCGTTGCCGTAGCTGTTGAAAGTAGCCACCTGTGAGCCGTCTTTCTTCACTGTGCCTGAATTGATGTTACCCACAATGCCGTTGTTTATCTCGGCATCCGCTTCAATGTCATAGACCTTAGATTCGTCTACGGAGTTATTTACTCTTACTGTTGCTCTCACTAACTTTTCATAAGCCACTTTTTCAGCAGCGGTTGTTGATGTACTCATAACTTTTGTTTTTATTGGTTTACTATTCTACTATTATCATATTGTCATTTGCATCAACTTGCATCGATGCGATTTTCATTTGGGAAAGGCCGATGATTCCCAGTATCTCTATCCCGGTCTCACGCTCTATGCTGTTTCTCACGCCTGATATGTCGGTAATGAGGAACTGCGGAATATCTTTCCCGCCAAACCGCACAAGCGTATTGCAGTAATACACATCTTCCATTTCACCGCCAGCGCCAACAAGAGAGCCGGGGTATTTGCGTCCTCTCACGATGTCGAACTTCTTTACCTTGTCCTCGGCAATAAGCCCAACACTCGCACCTGTATCAATAAGGAAGAAGCCTTTCTTTCCGTTTACCTCGGCTTCAATGATAAGCCGCTTGTCTGATAATGATTTGAACTGTTTCATGGTCTTTTATTAAGTTAATAATACGTCTTAAAACGAACCGCTTGCTGGCGGTGTGTTGCTTATATTCAGTGATTTGGTTATCTCATTTCCTGTATATGAAACATACAAATACCAATAGCCATACACATTCGTCTTGGTAGTGGTGTAGAAATTGTTGTTAGTAAATGAGGTAATCGTTTTTGTCTCACCGGGTGCAATTGATATACTGGTTGAGCCGACATTCCATATTGACACATTCGAGACATTAGTCATGTTGCTTCCACTGAATGAGCATCTAAGGCCTGAAACACTTGTACTAATATTGCCATTGTTCTTAATTACGATACTGGTTAAATATAGCCTGTATCCGTTGCCATAGTCTGCTCTCGCATAGTTGGCGGTAACCACCAACTGTGCTGCCTGCTTAACTATGGTGACTGTCGAGATAGACATTGTAAGTGGAAGACATTTTACCGTTTGATAACCGTTCCCGTCAGGATTTGGAAGCGAACTCGATTCAATGAGGAACGGCATTAACTTATAGGTTCCATAACAGTTCCTATCATTGATAGTAATAGCAGTCTCATGGTCTCCACCCTCTGTATGGGTATGGACTTTTACCTGTTCGATAGCATAGAACGTTCCGTTATCCCCTTTAAGGATTACTCCGAGATAGCAGTTATCTGCTGACAGAATCAATGTTCCGTACGGGTCTCTATTGTCAAGATAGGATATGTTCAGCCAATTTGGATGTGAACTCTTTCCCCTCAGATTGACATATACCGCTACCCATGTATTGTTTCCGCCCATTGTTAAGTTTGTTTTGCTGGACGGATATATAGGTGCGTCCGCAGTTCCGTCATAGCCCCTGAAATCATCTAACCTGTAAGGTGAGGAAGCGCCACCAGTTGGCCTATCATATGTGTAGTACGCTGAAAGCTCCGCACTTGTCCTGTCGATGAATGCCTTGCAAGCACCGAACTCGGTTTGCCATGGTATGTTTCCGATGCCATAGTTCTTAGTCGCCCTCTCTGCATCCGTTAAGTCGAAGTTTTTTGCGTAATTTATAGGCTTATACTTCGCCCATATCCTAATATTAGCAGCATCTGTAAAGAACGTTAAGCAGTCATTGGAAACACTCCCTCCGTTTGCATTAAGCGTATCGCGTATATCCTCTGTTTTAAGGTTTGTTCTCGGTAATATATTATACACTGCCATTATGCTGCCCTCCTTTCCAGTTCGATAATACGGTTCATCATTTCTTTATTGCTATCTTTCAGCTCCTTGTTCTCTCTTTCAAGAAATTCTATTCTCGTTTCGTGGTTATTGAAGTCCTCCATCAAAAATCTTTGGAAATGCTTCGCGATAGACAGTACGCATGTAGTTGCAAGCACATCATAACTCATTGTGAAGAAGCCCTCATTGTCTGTGTCTGTCACCTGTGGAAGAAATCGATTCCAATACTGGGCACTCGTTCCTGCTCTGACCTTGCCTTTTTCATCTGTCTTGAAAGTGTAATCGAAAAGGTCAGCGTTTGCCATTACGTCAAGAGGTACGATGATGCTGTTCAGGACGTTCTTCTTTCTTAAGTCGGAGTACATGGTTATTCCGCCATAGGTGAGAAGATTACCCGGGCAAATAGTATTGCCACTTCCATCCAACAGCGTTAAAGTTCTTGTAATTGACGCAAATTTACCTGTGTATTGCCTTACATAGATAGGTTCTGTGCCGTCATCCGCTGTTGCAATCTCTACCCAGCCTTGATTTGACGGGCCACCGCACCTGATACGGAATAAGTCATTATCTGCTATTTGCTGATATAGCAAGTCACGCTCGTTGCCACCTGAAAGAGTTTCTAAGTAGATAGTTCCAGCTACTCCAACATCTCCGTTTACATAAAGCTTTTTACCTGATGTCGATAAACTGCCTATGCCGACGTTGCCATTTGAAAGAAACGAGGCGATTTCACCGCCGTTTTCTCTCCATATAAAGAACCTATCTGGATAAACTCCTGCAACAAAATGTTCTCCACTACATTGATAGTCTATGGAGCATTCCGACCCGCCACTATTCCTTAATATAATTGGATAAATACCACCTGAATTAACATGAATAGTTCCGTTAACATTCCCCGTCCCGTCAAAAGTCTGTCCCCATAAACTGCGAGGGGTTTGCAACTTGGTGGCGGACGCTATATTGTCCGTAACTCTTGCAAGCTGTTGCCACGATCCCATGCCGCCGTCTGACGGACCGCCATGTCTACGGTAATATAGCGATTGGTCTGATGAATAACCGGTTCCTAAATAAAATCCGTAACCATTTGTACTTACATCTATAAATCCCCCACTAAAAGGAGCGCTATTTCTATACGTAAAACTTATTAACGGCCTAATGTTGTGGGTGCTGCAATTATATCCGGGGCTATCTGTCCACCAGCTCCTTACGAAATCAGATTCATGATACCCGTCCAACAAATCTGCATCCAGCCCTGAGCCTGAACCGTCGTTGCCGGCATGCCAAACTTTATAATTATTAGACCCTAAGAGAATATTTACGTCTCCACTTACCCAGTCTCGATTAATATCAGTTCTAGCTATTCTTAGGTTACCGTCTCCGTCTGTGAAGTTAATTCCAATTCTATTGGAACCTGCATTATTAAAACTGATAGCAGACTTGGTTCTTGGAATAGATATAAGGTCAATGCCAGAATCTGCGTTAAATAACAATTTTCCTGTCATCGTATCCCCTGCCTTGTTGACGTAGCGGTTATCCAGTTCGGCAGAATAGTTATTTGTAGTAAGTATTTTATATCCGTCAATTCCCCACCTATCACCATAATATCCAAGTCTTGATAATACTGATCCTTTGCTATTAGCTGCTCCAATTAAGGCGTGATTATCATCATCCCTCATTATTAGCTTTACGTCAGACTGTGTATCAATAAATACTGTCTGTCTAAATTCCTTAGTTCCGTATATTTGTTGATGTGTGTCAATTGTTACCGCATCCGTAATCCCATATCCCCCCAGCGTAGTAGGATGAGAGGACAACTCACCAAACGAATAACTCGGCTTGTTCGGCTGCTTGGCCCAAGAATACACGTCACTTGCTGGCAATGTGGTGGGGTAATTCGGCAATGTAATAAGCTTCGTGGTTTCATCAGGAGAATAGGTTGTGCCGTTAAGGATAATCCCGTCTACCGAACCACCTCCAACACCGCCTATTACGCTTAATACACCACCCTCTTTTGACAAGGTGGTATTGTCAATCGGAAGCGCATCAAGAATGGTTGATGCCGTATGACTGCCTTGTGCAAACATGGTAAGACTACCTGTCAAAATCAAATCACCGTCTAACTCAACCACTCCGTCAGAATGCTTCTTCACAAGTATATCACCGATATTTAAGCCGTTTATGAATGACTTGATACCTGTAATGTCCTGTGCACCCGATTTGGTTACGTAATCGGCTAATAGCCCGGATATGTCGTTTTTGGTGTAGGCGTCTGTGATGCCATAACCTGCAAGAGTGGTAGGCTTATTCTGTATTTCGCTGAAATCATAGGTTGGTTTAGTATCTTCTATCCATTCAGGTTTACCTCCAATTTCATCCCATGAGTAATAGGGCTTTGTACTACCTATCCAGCTGGGCTTTCCTGATATGTTGTCCCATTCAAGCGAAGTCGGATAATTAGGCAAGGTGATTATTCCGTCCTCATTAGGAGTGTAAGTATCACCGTTAACCACTATACCATTGGCAGTACCCTTTCCACCTGTTGAGACAAGCTTTCCGTCAACCCACTGTATTGTCACACCGTCTATTGGGAGACCTTCGTAGATTGAAGGGACTTGAACGTCTGCACCTGAGTACATGGTTACTCCGTAGGCGGTAATCAACGGTTTGGTTAAGAACAAGTATTCCTTTCCGTTATCGTCAACCCTCTCTTCAAGATTTCTGTCCCAAACGACTTTGTCAAGCTTCTTTCTATATTGTTTGCTTAGTTCGCTTTGTGATGAAAACTTATTATTTACAGATGTTTCAATCTCGCTAATCTGTCCTTGTATTCTTTCAAGGGTGCTTGCGCTTGGCTCATTATTAAGAGTTACTTCAAATGTCGGTATCAACCCTTCTCCCTCTTTTATAGAGAGAGACTGTATTATCACGTTCTCATGGTCTATCCCCATTTCGGGGTCATTCACAGTAAGCCGCTTACCTTCCATTATTTCATTATAGAAGTTAGCGTTTCTTGCCATGAAAATTTCGTCAACGCCTATATTGTAAGAGTAGTTTGTACTGCTGTATTTGGCAATATATTCTTTAGCCCTTTCCAATAACCTGTTTTCGGCAGCACGAATATATTCTTGTGGCATAAGTATGTTCAGAAGAACAAACTTGTCCCCGGCTTTCATATTCCAGTCCTTGTTAGGAACGGTGAAATTATCTGTATCCGCTTCTTCAAGGGTGTTTCTTCCAAGAGTAAGCGTATAGCTACCGTCCGAAGCTCTGACTATTTTTGTGATAGTAAAGGCATATCCCTGCAATGCACCACTCTTCATAGAGAGTTGCGCTTCGTCAGTTGTAAGGCTTTCGTTTAAGTCAAATCCCAAGTCATAAAGCTGTACCGTAAAAGTGGGTTGCGTTTCACTTGTTATTGCGTCAACACTCTTTATCTCGTCAATAGCCTGTCCAGCAGAGTTCTTCATCCCTGTGATAGAGGGATAAATATCGTCATAGGTTATCACGCCTTCGCGAATCCCATATTTGGCGATAGCCTCGTTTGACGCCAGCACAAAGTCGGTAACTCCGTCAGTCTTAAAACTTGGCAGCATAAGACGAAGAGGAGATAAGGCGTAGTTGGCGGGGAGAATACTGTCAGTCCATTCAGGCTTTTTCGGATAACTGTAATCAAGGTTTCTTGTGCCACCATAGGCTCGTAACTTAGTTACAATCCCTGTGTCCGCATCAGATATTCGTTCAATCTCATATAACCCCTTACCCTTGCCGTATTCAAAAACATTATTCACTACCGGTTCCGCACCGCCAATGGTAACGCTTCTTCCTTTTACGAAATAATTCAGCTTGTATTCTGTGTTTACAAGAGAAAGAGCGCTCCAGCAGTTTTGGTTACTCATGGAGATGTTCTTTTCCTCGCTGTCTACGCCATCTGCAAGGGTTATGCTCCATACACCTTTCCCGTACATGGCGTCCAAGCATGCCTGTATCCTTTCTGCAAGATACTTGACCGTTCCGGTAAACTCAACAACTAAAGGAGTAGGGTAGACTATTCCGTTGTCGCTGGGAACAATATTACGCATCATGCACCTTTCAAGTTCGTATTTCAGAGAAACGAAATTAAGGTCATAACTGTATTGATGCTTTGATATTTTCTTTACCGTAGGAAGAAGCTCCAGTTCAAACCGTTCTCCTCTATAATCTATGTAATCAAATACGTCAAAGTTGATTTTGACATCAGATATAAAAGTTGATGTGCACGCGCGTTCCGCCATGAAAACCCCGGTGTACTCCAGCTTATCCAGTACACATCTGACTGTTTGTCCGTCCTTGCTATATACCGTAAACCGTCTCATTAGATCGAAAGTGTTATTTGGGTTTGAGGGTCAGTAACCCGGAATGTAACACTGAATGTCAACACATCTCCCTCGTCAGTCTTGCGAACGAAAAGATCCGGTTCTACGGATTTGTAGTAGACACTCTGCCTGCCTATCTTGGTGTAGGTGTCGTAAACCTTAAGCTCTGCACCGGAATTGTCTTTGCCGGAAAGGTAATCCAAAAAGCCAATCACCTTTTCATTGGCTGTATCCATTTCTCCCTTGTATGCAAATTCCACGTCAAGATCGTAGGCTTGCATGTAAAGTCTATCAGGGATAAATGTATCCTCTCCGTCCTCGTCTTTCCAGTCTCTCTTCGGCAATTCTTTAGTTTCTCCGTAAACAGCAAACGGAAAGTCCTTGCACACAACTCCCCATTGGGACTTTGTATCAATAACAGGACTTTCCGGCTTACTCTTTTGAAAATAGATACTGTAAAGCTTTGCCATGTGTTATCTTGAGTTTGTGTTGTAAAAAAACAAAAAGAGCCAACTAACGGGAATACCGTTAATCAGCTCTTTGGCTTGTTCAATGTTGATGCAAATATATAGAATATATTCTAAATAATCAATACAAAAACATAGAAAATAGATGATTTTTATTACTTCTGCTTATGATTAATAGCCAATACTATCCGGCCATATAAATTTCATTTGCCCGGAGTAACTATTTTCATGTATGGATTTATCATGCGTTTCCCTTTCAGCGTCTTTTCAAGCTCATCTATTCTTTCGTGTGCCATCTGTAAATCTTCGGACAGGCGCAATAATTGTCTCGCAAGGAAAACATTCTCTTTCTGCAATTCGTATATTTTTTCTTCCATGATGAAATATTTGTTTAGATATTAATAATAGGGTATAGTTATGGCTATCGGGCATTTGAACCGACTGCTAATTTATTAAATAGCGCGATTAGTATTTCCTCATGCAGCTTACGAATAAGGCTATAATAGATATAATAATACCTATGACGGAAAGTATTAAATTCCAATTAACAGGATTATGCAAGTTTGGATTAACGGCAAGGTAATGCTTTCCCTCTTCGGTGAGTTTGACACTCCACACTTGACCGTCAACCAAATAAGAAGCCTTTACTAACCCTTTTCTTTCAATAGAGCGAACGGATGCGGCAAATACATGCTTCGGATATGTAACAGGACATTCTCCGCCAAATTCCGAAACAATCCTAAATGCTTGCTTTTCCTCCTTTGTAAGTCTTATTCGCTCCATAACCTACTCGTTTCTGCAAATTTACTAAATACTACGCAAATATGTGTTGTTGCGCTATACTATTTTATAGGCGAAATCTTTCTGTCAGAAGGTTTCCCACCGAACAACTGATTGATATAAGCAAGTCCTTTGGGCTTACAAAGTACCTTTTGATATAATATGTCGGGGTGGCTGTCTCTGTGTATAGGCGGTAACAGCGTCATTTCAAAATACCCTGCGTCAATGTACTTTTGTTTCGGTTCGTTCCTGTCTTTAAAGAATACGCCCACTTCCTTTAGCTTTTTAAAAAGGGTGTTTCTCCCGAAACCGAGGTTGAGAATCTTTGCGGCTTGGCCTATGTCTACTTTGCCCTCTGCTTTGAAAGCGGCTTCGGCAAAGTCGGCTTTGGGTTTTAGTTTGGCGTTCTTCTCTTCAAGCTGCTTCTTTTCTTGTTCTAATCTCGCCTTTTCCTCACGCTCATTTTTTAACTGTGTAGCAAGGCTGATAACAAGATCGGGGTTGTTTATCATCTGCTCCAAAGTTGGCTGCGTGGCGGTCATACCGTATTTAAGAAGCTCTTTGATGCGGTCATTGCACCATAAATAAAAGTCAGGAGAAAGCCATTGAGCGAAGATTAATGCCAAATCCTCATGTAACCATGTACCTTGATTGTTACCTCCTTGATTTACAGTAACTAAACCCGTTGCGGGAATTCCCGTTTTGGCTGATAATGAGCTAATTAACTCATTTGTCTGTTTTGTTGACAAAAAGTCATTACAGCGTTTTCCAAACGGTTTGGCCATTTCGGTGGCGTTCACCATTACACTATCGCCTTTCTGAAAGGTAATAGGACTTCCATTGTATTGGAAGATTTGATTTTCATTCAAGTGTCGCATAAACAATGAAAATTAAAAGTTAATAATATAAGAAGAAAGCAGAGGCTTTCTCCAAGTTGCGACACTTCCATATTGGCTTTGGGGCGAAATATGTACGGAGAAACCTCTGCTTATATTTTGGGCAGTAGTTCAATATAGGGCATAAAAAATCCCCAATCCAAATATGTATATAAAAGTGTCGCACTGCAAAGATAGATATAATCTTTGAAATAGCAATGGTAGCCAAATATATTTTCAATAATTAGCTACCTTTGCTGCGACAATTAAAATTTATCTATATATGAAAGATGTATTTGATAGTTTCTCTATTGGAGATTTTGTATTCCAATCAGAGAATATGACCTATTCAGAATTTCTTGCTTTTTGCAAATCTGTGTTAGACGAAATTGAAAAACTCAACTTATCAGATAACGGATTCTACAAAGAGAAGAAGAACTCTATTGTAAAACTTTACAGATTTGCAAAATCAGCAGAAGCGTACGTTCGCACAAACGGAGCTACCGCAGGCGGTAATTCAGAGACTGATCTTGTTTATTTGAAAGCAATCCTCGACGGGATAAAAAAACGTCACAATCTCTAATGGGTTGCACAAAATCCTTTAGGCTGGCGTTCATCTTCTTAATGGCTGCCAGTCTTTTGTCTATTTCTTCTTCTTGCTCTAATCCGTTATCTGCTCTCCACAGCTCTAAATCCGCAACTTCTGCTATAAGCATTTCAAGCTGAACAATAAACTCGTTACAATTCCTGTGTAATTGCAATTCCTTTCGTTCTCTTTTACTTATCTCATCTTTCATAATTATTTCATGTATTTTCTATATTTTTGTGCAAATATATAGAAAATAGGTGATTTTCTCAAGCGATGCGGATAATAAAAGGGTGGATGTGTTTTATAACATACAATAGTTGTTACAATAAATCATAAATAAAATAATATTTATCAATATAAAGTTGTTAACTTTGCCGCACATTAATTAACAAAAACAAATGCTTTATGAGAAAGATTTTATTTTTACTGGCAATGTTGCCAATGTTAATGTTTAGTGCATGTTCGGATGATGACGACGAAGTTAAGATTACCTCTGAGCAAGTTACAGGAAAATGGAATGTTACTTGGGTGCAAGAGGGAAGCGCAAGTTCTGATATATCCAAAGGGAATATATATATGGAACTAAGAAGCGATGGGTCTTACAAGACTGTAATATTCGGAGATTACTACATTGGAAAATGGAAACTTGAAGGGAGTACCGTTGTTGGAACTACAATAGACCCTATTACCGAACGTTATACATTTACGTCATTTGACGGTAAGAATGCGGAAATAGACTACTCTAATAGCGAAGGTGATAAAATGAAGTTCAGAGCTACAAAAGAGTAATACACAACTTTAAGGCTTAATATATTAGTACATCATCAGGTCAAGCGGAGGAAACTCCGCTTGATTTGTTTGTGAGAGAAAGTTATTCTGTATTAATAAGTAATCTATTAAAAACTAAACATTTAGATTGGTGCCACTTCGTTGTATGCTATTAAACATGTATAAAAAAATAAGTGATTTATTGCAATATAAACTTTAGTCGCTATATTTGCATCATAATTACGCTCATGGCTACGCATACCCGAAAGCAGCTTCTTGCCGCTTATCCTTAAATAATGGGTATGCCGACCCCTGGGCATTTTTTATAAATAACCATAATGAAAAAAGACAACAACTTCTCACCTGTAAGGGTTGCCGTATTGGTAGATAGCGGTTTTTATAATTTTGATTAGGTATTTCCAATCGAAATTTTCTCTGCTTTTCTTGCCTTACATATTTTCGTTCTATCTTTCTAAAATTACTATTGTTAAAAAACTGATTTATTGGTTATTTATTTGCTTATTCGTTCTATCTTTCTTATATTTGCATATCAAATAACGCTATAATGAGTAATTGGAGCGAAAAACAAGAAGCGAAGAAAGAGGGCAAGGAAAAGGATAAGGTAAGGCGTGAAAAACTTGCAGGATTCTTTTTTAATTTGGCGCAAGTTTCTTTCACTGTATTATCTTTGGGATTGGCAATAACCCTTGTGAAAGAAGAACTTTATGATAACATTTTATTAATTGTTCTTGTTTCTATGGGAATTATACTTACGGTATTATTTGCAAAAATAGGTAATAACATTTTAAGATAAATATTATGGTTGCATTATATGGGTTTGGGCTTATAACAGTAATAACTGTTGCCTTTTGGATTTATACAGAAACTCCCTCCGGTAAAAAGTGGATAAAAGGGTTGTGATAATATGGATGGATTGACAATATTATTTATATTTACGAGTATAATAGGGGGAGGTTTTGCACTTTGGCTTAAAACCAAGTCAGGCAAGAAGTGGCTTGCAAGCTTATAAATTGACTGTTATTTAGATAAAACAATAAAGCCAGACACTACATCTGGCTTTTTCTTTGCAATACATCTCCCTCGGTTTCTACTACACAGTCCTCTCCATGAATATATACATATACAGAGGCTATCCCTTTTTGAATTACGTTTACCTTTGCCCGGTCATACACATTAATGAATATCTTGCAATATTGAGAACAGTCAATAGTCACTTCGCTATCATGACGTACATACAAATCACATATAGAGAAACCGTCAAATAGGAGAGTACCTTTACAGCTTCCGTTCAGTACGGATGTGTGGCTCATATTTCGCTTTTGTACATCTTCATCAACAAAAATGTTGTTTCTGTGAAGAATATCCTTATCGAAGTTTTCCTTTATGAAAGTATTGGTAGGGTACCCTTTGTCTATACAGAAATCAATCCCATGCAAATACTTGTCAATTAACGCTTGTTGATCGGGAGAACCCCATTGTTCCGTCCATTCCGTACATAATCCCAGCGATACCGCTTGGTTGAGTAATGTTCTGCTTAAATCCTTGTCGTTCATAATTTTATATATTAATCTTTCGTTTTCCTTTGTCTATAACCATACCCACTAATCCCATAAACTCCTTTAACACAGCCAAGTTGGCTTCTGTGTTTTGAGCACTTCTTAGCGTATTGTTAGCTATCGCTCTTAATTGCGTTAGTTGCTGTTCTGCGAGAATATTGTACTTTGGGAAAATTTCATTTCCTAATTTTTCAAGAAGAGCACGTTTTACACTTACATCCTGTCGGATGCTATTCAGGTATGAACCTAAAAGGTTTGCCGTATCTTCTGTTACACCTTGTATTCCTTTTGTTAATCCGGAAGTGGAAGATTCCCCGGTAGCCGTAAGCGCTCCTCCGGTAGCTTTATCAAAGGCTTCAAGGAAAGATTGTGAGGCATCTATCATGGCTTTCCCCTCATTGTCGAAAAAGTCTTTTATAGCCCCTGCTGCAACAGCGCCATTATCTTGAATATCCGTAAACTCCTTAAACAGGCCTTTTTCTCCGAAAAGTTTATCCTGTAACTTTTCAAACATGGGCTGTATTACCAAGTTCTTTAATATGTTGTTGGCAACACTTCGCATGATGTTGTTCACTACGTTGTCAAAAGCCTGCGCTGCATCTTCTCCGTTGGCAAAGGCTTCCGTTAACGCATCACTTATCTGACTTGCCCAATCCTGAAAATCTATTCCGTACAAATCTTTGGTAAGGTCTTCCACGAAATAGGCGATTTGCTCGTTCAGTTCCGCAAGCTGGTTCTTATAGTCTTGTATCTTTCCTGCATCAGATTTCTTTTTCCCTTCTTCGTTTCTTAATTGGCCCTCTATCTCTGCACGTTGAGAAACAAGTCCCACGTATTGGGCCTGATATTGTTTAAGGACGCTGTTATCAAGTTCCTTTCCTACGCCAACCTTTTCCAATGCTTCCAGCGCTTCCTTGTCTACACCTATTTTAAAGTTTAATCCCATAAAACGCTGCATCCCGGCAGGAAGGCTCTCCATTGATTTTATCCGTTTTTTTAATTCTTCCACATAGTCCGAACCCTCGTCCTTTAATACTCGGAATTGCATTTTATAGCTTTCGGTAAGCGAACTCCCGGCGCGTTTAACTTGTTCTTCCAACTGTTCATATAGCGATATGGCACGCTCTATGCTTTCGTCTCCACCAAGCGATCTATCTATGGATTTTCCTAATTGATCGTAGGCGGATTTTAACTCCTCAACTCTTTGTTTGCTACGCTGGATACTTCTTTCAAGTCTTTTGTCATGTAGTTGCGCAATGCCGGAAATAAGGCTTAACGCTGCACCTGCTGCTGCTCCCCAAGGACCTGCTGATGCCCCGAATAAAGAAGTCGCCATTCCCATGCCTTGCGATGCTCCTTGCATCCCTCCTCCCAAAATTCCAGCAGCATCTGAAAGGCCTGTTCCCAGTCCAAGATTTTCAAACACTCCTCCTAAGAAATCCGCAGCTCCTGCAAGCGCATCAAACTTACCGATTACGCCTTGTATGGCCTTTGACTGGTCGGAATAAGCCGAATTTAAATCGTTCTCCGCTGCGTCTATTTCTGCCTTAGAAGCTCCGCTGCTCTTCAATGCTTCCAGCCTGTTTTTAGCCTCCTTAATGCTGCTAAAAGAGGCCTCCAACGCCTTAAACGGACTTCTTTCTGCAAATTCTCCACGAAGCTTACGCAACGCTTCTACCAATTCTTTAGTATCTTCGATTGACAATCCTTGCTTTTGGGAAAATTCCTCTACCTTAGAAATCATGTCGTCTAACGTAGATGTAGATACCCGGTCAAGGTCATCAAAGATACGCACCCAGTCACTGCTTTCCTTGAATTGATCGAATAGCACAGACGAGGTGTCTTCTTGCGCCCGCTTGTTTACTTCTTTTATTAGTTTGTCGGCCTCTTTACCGCCTATACTTTCCCTGTTTTTCTCTATATCTGCAATGCTCTTTTGACGGTTACGTTCAATATCTTCTATCTTTTGGGAATAGTCTTTATAATCTTCTATCATGCCTGAAAGGTTTTCAATGCTTTCAGACCGCATTTTCTTGCCCTCCTCGCTTATTGCTTGATACAGCTTTAAAACGGCTCCTTCTCCGAATTGCTTCTTTACATCATCCTCTTTCATGGCAAGGACATCAGTAATGGAAAACTTGCTTCCTGTCTTTTTTAGGGCATCTCCAAGCTGATTGCGGAAATCTTCAACAATGCTTTCAAATGATATGTTTTCACCGAAAGCAATGTTCATGGAAAGCGCTTTGTTTCCGGTCGCTTCAAATAGCTTTTTATACAAGTCCCATTTCTCTCCGGCTTGAGAGACATATTTCTCTATTTCCTTTAAGGCGTTATCGGCTTCTTTTTTTGCGTTTTCAATCTGCTCTTTGTCTATCTTAACGCCAAGAGAAACATATAAATCTTTTTGCTTCTCCTTGCTTTGATCCAGCTGGTTTTGGATATACTTGTACGCCTTACTCGGATCGCTCAAGTCTAAATTTACCCCCTTGCTATCAAATACGGGTGCAAATTCGGGTATATTCTTTACTCTTTGGGATGCCGATTCTTCCCCCTCTATTTTTCTCCATTTCTCGTAGCTGGAAATAGCTTTTTCTATGAGGTCGGAACGATTCTTCCATTGCTCGGCAATAGGGTCTTTTTCACTTCCGGATGATTTGCCTAATACACCAAGAGTATCCATTATCTTTTTTGACACATCAAATACTTTTTGTGCATTACGTATAGTGACTTCGGAATACGGATTCCCCTTTTTGAAACTATTTAAGACCTTATCTGCGTTTTCTCTTTCCTCTTTTACTCGCTTGGCGTATTCTTCATATGCTTCATCATCTTTAGGTATAAGACTATTTATACCCTCCGACATACTTTTCGCCACAGTAAACCATGAGGATTTAGTATTTTCTTCTACTTCATTGGTAATAGACAATATGGTTGAAAAATCCTCTTTTGCTTCTTTTACAAGTGAACGGGCTATTTCTAATTGGGCTTTTGCATCTTTAAGCATTTGGGTATTCATGATGTGCCCGTCGCTTGCCACAGAATAAAGTTCTGCATCTTTAACTCCTCTTTCTGCATCAATTAGTCCCTGGTAAGCTCTTTCTAAATTTATTCTTGATGTTTCTCGCGCAGTAGTTCTTGCTGCTCTATTAGACATATTTAATAGCTCAATTTGCCCTTTTAGCAAAGATTGCTCATAAGACATATTTTTAAAAATAGAAGGATATATCCCTTGAAGCTTTTCATAAGCCATCCGTCTCTCATCCACAGCTTTGGATGTATCAAACATTGTGGATATATAACTGTTGGCTTTGTTTTTTGCTTCTGATATTTTTTCGTTTTGTTCTTGGACTTGAACATTAAATTCACGTATTGTTTCTGCGGCACTTTTAGTCTTTTCTCTTAAAGTGAAATATAGTCCAGTAAATGCACCCAGGGCAGTGATTAATATCATCCAAGGATTGGCTGCTGTAACTGCATTTAATATACCTTGTGCTACTGCTTGAGATTTTGTTACAGCAGTCAGTCCTTGCATCGCTCTGGTCATATTTATTATATTGGTAAGCGTGTTTATTGTAATTGTAGCTTTATGAGCCGCATTTACTGCTATAACTGCTGTTTTATAAAAGCCATAAGCTCCTACAAGAGAGCTAAGGATAGCTGCTACCGCCTTCCAATGTTTCATCAGCTTGGTAAGTATTTCCAAACTATCAGAAAGGACGCCGCTATTACCCTCTGCAATGTCTGCCATCATTACATCCCAAGCATCTTGCAAGTTACTCCATTTACCCGCAAGACTTTCTGCGAGAGCTTCCTGCATGTTGTAGAATTTCCCGCCTTCATTGGTTAACTCCCAAAGAACATCTTTCACCATGCCAAAGCTGACTTCTTTTCGGCTGATCTTATCGAATACGTCTCCAGCACTGACAACTTTATTTTCAAGAACGGTAAACCGTTTCGCCAGCTCATCAACTAACGGAATGCCTGCTTCTGTGAACTGTCTAAGCTCTTGCCCGCGAAGAAACGCGGCACTACGAACTTGTCCGTATGCCAATATGATACGCCCCATATCAACACCGACACCCGCGGAAATATCAGCAAGCCGCTTAGTCGTATCGTAAAGCTCTTCGTAGGGGATACTATACGCAGAAAGCTGTTTTGCGTATGACGCTAATTCCTTAAACTGGAACGGAGAAGCTACTGCCAACTCTTTGATGCGGTTGAATATCGTTTCAGCTTTCATGCTATCCCCGATAATAGAGGTCAGTGCGATGCGTTGCTTTTGGAACTCCCCACCAATGGTATATAATCCCCTAATAAAACGTTCTGCCGTATATATGGAATACACGTTGGCGATTTGGTTTCTTAACTCTCCGGCTATTCGAGACTGGGAAGACATGGTTGTATTTGCCCGCTTCATAGCGGAATTATGCGTATCTGCGGCTTTTGCTGCTTGTAAACGAGCGTTTCTAAGCTGCTCAAGGGCCTTTTGAGAGTTGGCGTAAGCGTCTGTACGTTTCATTTGGGAATTAGCATAAGCATCCGCACGAATTATTGAAGATGCTGCTTTAGCGGCCCTTAATTCTGCCTCGGATTGTTCACGCCCCCTTTTTAGACTGGCATTTAACTGTTCTCGCTCTTTCTTAATACTGGCATCTAATTGCTCTCGTTCCCTCCTAATGTCTTGAAGAACCTTTTTGTATGTCACATCGGCATCCATGCGTACTGTTGTTGCAAATCCCTTGATTCCTCTTAGTTCATTAGAAGTCATTCCTTTCCCCTTGAACGCCTCTGTAAAATTCTTGATACTCTCACTATCCACCTCAAGCTTCACCTTGTACGTCTTGTTTTTCAGCAAGGAATCTACTTTATCCTCAATCTCTTTTACATCAACCTTCAATCCTACTTTCGCGCTGACGGTTGCGTGCATGTTGACGAGCTTTTTTTTGATAGCTTCGTATTCTTGCTCTGTATAATTTTTCAGGTGAATCCCAAAATTCAAATTTCCGAGGTCTGCCATGTCGATTGTTATTTTGTGTCCTTTTTAATAGCGTTAACGCCGTTTACTATAAAATCATTAAGAGATATTTTTTGTCCTTTAGCTTCCTGCTCTTTCCTTTTTGCCTCCCATTTTCTTGTCAGCTCTTTCATCTCTTTGGAAGTGTGCATTCCCTTGTCTGCCTTATCGTTATTATTGTACACCACAATAGGAGCATCGCATATAAGAAGCTCATACAGAGCATTGGTAAGCACCCAGTCCATGTACCAGTTAGGGATATTCACCATTCCCCAAAAGAGAACGAGAGGGCGGGTTAATTCGGGATGTTTTTCTCCGTTTGCAAAGGCTGCTCCTGCCGAAGTTCTTGAAGGATACGATCTGCTTCCTTTCTCGTCATCGTCATCACTGTGTCCTTCATTCCTGTCAAGAACATGGTAATGTTCAAGTATTGAAGTCTCTGAAATTCCACTTTTTTTTTACCAAGAGCAACGACACTTGTCAGTTCTTGGTCTGTATATTTCTTCCACAGAATGCGCCAATGTATCCAATGGAAAAGCCTTATTTTCCACCAGTTATTCAGGATTATAAGGGAAGCACATCGGGCTGTCACCTCATCGTCTTGTTTGCACGATATAAAGGTGTGCGTCAGTTTTCTTATCGTTCCCCGGTGAAGCCACTTTATTCCAATCTCCTTTTCGCGAAGAGATACATAGTCTGTGCTGTTTTCAAGCACTTCATCAAGCCTTTCCTGTTCTACCGAAGTAGGTTGAGTTATCGTTTTGTCGTTCATAATGTTTTGAGGTGTAAAAAGAAAAGGCGGCGGCATAAAGCTCACCGCCATTAATATTAGGTACCAGTACCAGCCTGTGTAACTTCTACTGCTGCTGCTTTGCTTGCGGTAGAAATGTTCACAATGGCAGTTCTGACAGATGCTCCATTATTTGCATCAACCTTGACCGTTACCACTTTGCCGTTTACTGAAGTCTTGCACCATGTTTCTGTTGATGAAGCAGATACTGGGCTTTCTTCTGTTGTAGCTGTAATGGTCTTCCCTGTATTATCAGCGCTGCTGACGAAAGACAGGGAAGTAGGAGCTACGGTCAGGAGGCTTTTTTTGTTAAGAACGCGATATTGTCGTCAGAAGCAGCAGTGGACGCTGCACCGTCTTCAATTTCAATCGTTCCACTAAGCGCAAATGCAAACGGAGTGGTGGATGCGTTCTCGAACAACGGGCGTGCGTAGATAGCCATTTTCTTAACCAATATACACTTCTCTCCGTCTTCGCTCAACAACGCAAAACCTGCATTAATCTTCTTACTGTTCAGAGTTACGGATATTCCGGAATACTCTTGTCCGTTTACGGAAGCAGTTGCTACCTTGTTGGCTTCTCCGAGAAAGAAGCTAACCAAATCCTCGCTTATACTCGGTACGGTAGCCGCAAATGTAATGTCACCTGCTGTACTTGTTACAGCCCAGTCCGCTTGAAGCCCATGTACCTTTGTACGGTTCAACGTGGGTTCTGCTTGGGAAAGGTTCAGGGAATCCACAGTAACGGGCAAGTCAAAGTCCGGCTCCACTGTTGCAAAGTCAGTAATACCACCCTTTACCAGCATGATAGAAGAAAGACCGCTAAACACTTCTTTCAACTCTTGTTTTGATTTCATTGCCATAATAAAAAGTTTTAATCGTTTATTTTATGTTTATTTTATCACAAGGTCAGCCCTTATCAATGTAGCGCTGAACCCTAATCCGTCATTGCCTTTTAATGTCAGCTTTGGGTTAGAGACGGTGATGACACTGTCGCTAATCGGGAACAAGGAAAGGACTTTCCCGACAAGGGCGTCCATTACATTTAAATCTTCAACGCCGCTTTTCTTTAATCTCACGTAGACCTCTACGGTACAGTATGTTTGTACGTTTCCGAAACCGCATCCGTAAGTCGAGGAAGTCAATTGTCCTGGTAGTGATACTACTATGAAATTATCCATTTGCTTAGGAACGGCAGCGGGTCGGTCATTGGTAAACACGTTATCACTAACCGCAGCTGCTGCATTAAACAATGATTTAAGCGCGTCTTTGTATTTAAAATCCTGCTCGTATCCCATAACTTACATCGGTTTAAATGTCATCTTAGCTATGCTCTCTGCATAATCGTATGTGTCGGAAAGCACATTCAGTCCTTTCTTGGATTCCAAATAGTTGGAATATTCAGTACCTGTGCACATTACCAACCCTATTACATCACGAGGAGACCTATAATTCTTGAGGAAATTTACAGATGTGGTTAATCCGTATTCTCCGTTGGTATCAATCAGATTGTACTTTTTTATAGGTATAAGCCTTCCGTTTTCATAGCTTCTTACCATTATCACTCCAAGTCCGTCTCCTCTGCTCAATTTAGGGCGGGTAGCGTTCTTTAATCCTTGTGTGACAACAGCGGTTATTATTCGGGAAAGCCCGCCTCTATAATAAATTCCGACAGCCAATGAAGTCAACGTATTTCCGGTTACATTATGGTATTGTGCTGATACTACTCCGTCATGCAGAAGCTTAATGGCGATCTCCGTTATCCTATCCAACATATAGCTGTCAATAACAGAATTAATCTTCTTCTTCGCATCCTCTAAGACTTTAGTATTATCTTCCATACCTTAATTTTTAGCCAGATTAAAATATAGCGTTGTCCCCATTTCCGTAGGATAGCAATCAGTTACAACACACGCTTCAAAGGTTCCGCCGTAGTCGGTAACGTCAACAAGGTCTCCCGCGATAATACCCTTCACAAGTCCGGGAATATCTATGGCGTAATCGCTTTTTATAACGTTGCTTTTCGTAAATGTTCTCAAAGAGGAGCTTCCATACTTGTTGCATTCTCCCTCATACAGAACTGTTTCCGATCCATTTTCAAACGAGGTTTCCCCCGAAATACGATACGCCTTGCATGTATGCGGAAAACGTGGATTGTTTACTTTCATAGAGGCCACCTTTTGTTCATGTTCATACCCAAGTTGACAATCTTAATAGACGATTTCTTAACATTCTCTCCATACAAAGCATATATGTCATTAGCCATTTGCCGTAAATTGCGCTTGTCATAAGCGGAACTCTCTGTACCGCCTTCTTTATGTTTCCAAACACCATTGGCATCCTCTACACTTCCCGTTACACTCGGAGTGCTCGCGCACCACATATAGAGATCTGCCCGGCATAAGTCCTTGATACGCTTTTCGATTGTAGTTACATCAGAACCGGAGGTGATGCCTCTGTCAATCAATATCGTATTGATTGCGTTGTCTGTAACCTCGAAGCCGACACAGCCACGAAGGTATTCTTCAATGGTTGTGCCGGTAGTTGTATTTAGAGAATCTTTCATGGTTATTTACCCTTAACGTTCAAGTAGTAGAACCAACGAACCTTGTTAGGAACAACCAATCCGGTAACTTCCGATTTGATAGTCTGCGTCATGGTTTCGTCGTTAAATACTTGGCGAATCAGAGTACGGCCGCCGTCATACAATGCTGTACGTGCACCCGGAGTTTCCATGAAGATAGGACGTCCGCATTGTACGTCTCCCAAATCTTCGTTCGGGACATACGCCATAACTCCTTCCTCAAAGTTCTGCAAGGTCTTGTAGTTGATTTTCTGCGTATCCTTGTCGTAGCTTTCTACTACGGAGATAGAATCAATTACTCTGATTTCGGCACCGATACGAGCTTCGATAAACGCCTTGATTACTTCGTCAGGAACGAGATTTGCAAAAGCAAGCTGCATGTCTTTGTCGGAAATGTCCGGACGGTTGGCGACTGTGTACATCTGACGGAAATACGGCAGACTGATGATGTCGTCCCATGTGGTCTTGCTTACTTCCCAGTGTCCCTGTGGCGCAAAGTCTTTCTGTCGGCTGTCTCGGTTAACGTCACGCATCACCTTGATAGGATCAATTGTAGTACCTACGGCTGCTTCCTGTGTGACAACTCCGGTTGCGTCAACCTTCTTGTACCAATGAGAATCTTTAATGTTCTTCTTGGGGACACCAAAGTCTATTGATAAAGAGATGCCGAGGGGATTGTTGGCCGCATCAATAATCAGGTTTCCTTTTTTGGATACGACTTGGTTTCTCTGATAAAGGAACGTGTTATAGTTACCTCCAAGCAAGCTGTCTACTCCATTAAACAGAAGTTCCATGATTGTAGCCTCTATTTCCGGTGTAGAACTGCCGATAGCATCCATCAGCATCATCTTTTCACGCAAGATTTTACGGCTTAACGTAATCTCGTGCTTGAAAGTAGGCAGTCCGCCCATTTGCAATGAAAGGCCGTCGGTTGACTTGGTAGCACCGTCACTGTCAATATCTACGTAGGTAGCCAGCGTGTACGGGCGAATTGTTGCCTCAATCTGTTCGTAAGTAGGATTCAGAGGAATGTTAGGATTTAACGGGAAACCCATTTGGGCAAAAGTCTGTTCCGCGTTATACTTATCCGCAAACATGTCGTTAATCCATGCCTCCAACGGTTTGTTGCCGGTATATCCCATAGCAGCAAGCCCTCTTCCTACAATATCGTAAAATTCTTTGTTTCTTGTGTACATATTATCCCCCTTTCTTATTCATTGGATTCGCGCACAAACTCAATCATAGGTAATTGTGCTTCTACTGATTTAGGAATACCGCCACCCGCTACGCGGTCCGCGTATATTCTGCCTGCTCTTACTACGGCACATGTTGCAGAAATGCAACCTTCGGGGATGCAGACATCCTCAAATACAAGGCCGTTTACGTCACTTAAGTTTCCGCTTGCAGTTGCACCTTGCTTGGTAAGTTCCATTGTCCCTGTTACTCCGGTGCTTCCGGGAATAAACATGTAGGCCGGAACCATTGCAGCTGTCTTTTGCGTGAATGTCAGCACTGCGCCACTTCTTTTCACATCCCACTCTGTGAAAGTGGCTTTGCCGCCTTCAATCTTTGTAGCGACCAGTTCGGGGGTTGTTTCCGAAGCGCTTGTTACTGCGATCGAGTAGCTTTTGCTCCCCAATACAAAGGATAAATCTCCGTTGGCGGTAGCCTTGTTGGTGATAGTCAGCGTTACTACCGCTTTTACACTTGTCACTCCCTCCGCAGTAATCACCTCTACCTGTTTGCCGGGGCCGTTGAACTTAACCATTGTGCCAGCATGTATAATATCGCCAGGGTTTAATCCCATTCCGGCAACATCAATCATACCGCCTCCTTGATACAGTTCTCGAACTCTCGACCATACAGGAAAATTACCGCCAAATTCCGACCGGAATTGACCGATAGTGTTGAATGTTCCTAATTGTCTCATCTTTTTTGTCTGTTTTAAAATGTGTTATTTGGTTTTCGGGAGCTTGCCTCTTGATTTCATTAACTCCTTAAAGGCTTCTCTTCGGCTTTTTGCCTGCTCTTCTCCGGTTTCCGCAAACTGATTGATACTTGGGGATGCTCCGTCTCCGAAAATCGCCTTGTATCTTTTCTCGTAGTTGCGTTTAGCACAGTTTACAATGTCCTCCACTTTCATTCCGTCTGTAATTTCCACATCGGAAATGGCAATGCCGAGGATCTCATCGTTGCAGATGTTTTTACCACCATTCTCGATTTGAGATTTCAACTGGCTTTTGGATTCGGCCTTTAACTCGTTGATTGACGCGGCTCTTTTCTCCGCTTCTTTTTCCCCCTTTAGCTGCAAAAGCTCTTCTTCCATTTTTTTCAATTTGGCGGCAAGCGTTCCCTCGTTTGGTTCGTCTTTTGCATCGTCCGGGATTGGTTGAGGTTTGTAGTTTTTCTTGAAATCCTCAACTTGTGTTGCTACATCATGGTTGTACTGTCCCTGTAACCCTTGCAGAAATCCGGTAGCCTTGTTGAAGTAAGTATCGTCAGGTTCACTTCCTTCCTCTAACGGGTTAAGGTCTATGTACTTCATTAATGTCTGTGACGAAAGGCTGGTTTGTCCAAGTCTTGTCGTTAATTCGGATAAGATTTGTTCTTTCTCCATCGTGTTTTATTTAGTTGTGTTATAAAAAAAAGAGCCTATCAACGCTTTGTGCGTCAATAAGCTCTTTGGCTTGCATATCTAATATTACTATTATTCCTTCGTCAGTCTAACTCTCATAAATTTACGGCATCTCCTGCATATAATCCTAATGGAAGAACTTCCGCAAACTTCCTCAACGTCCATTATTTTCTGTTTACACACCGGACATATTGCGAAGTTTCCTTTTCTATCAGGTAACTCTTCATCGAGTTGGACATCAATTTTTATCATATCACATGATTTAATAATGCAAATATATCACCTATTTTCTATAAAAACAATATTATAGACATATTTTTAAGGGTAAAATTTAGAAAATAGATGAAAAATCGTATATTTGCACTATATATTACTCATAGAGCTGTGAATCAAGCCGGAGTATGCAAAATCATGTTGCATGCGACGGCTTATTTTTTTATGGAATACGACGGAATTGTACATACAAAAAATGGAGAAGGCGTATTTACTTATGCGCACATAGAAAAGCTGCGTGAATATGGAAATCCGCTTAATATAATCGCCCAAAAAGGATGTCAAGAAAAGTTCCTTGCGTCTCCGGCAGATATTACTATATTTGGAGGAAACCGTGGCGGCGGAAAAGCGCTGATATTCAATGAATTAGTGTGTACTCCGTTCGGATTTAGAAAAATCCAAGACATTAAAGCGGGCGACATAATCACTGGTCTTGACGGAGGAATGCAAAGGGTTGTTTACAATTCCTATCAGGGATTTAAAGAGTGTGTAAGACTTAAATTCGTTGACGGTTCTTATGCTGACTGTTGCATAGATCACTTATGGAATATCAAGCAATCTAACCATTGTTCAAAGAAAAGGGCTTTATATAACCTCCCCTTAGAGGATGAATGGCGGGTGTGGACTACTCAAATGATTATAGACCACATGGAAAAGCAGAAGGGAAAGAAGCAGCCGCGCCATTTATCTGTTCCGTTGTGCAAGCCCGTTCGATTCACCAAAGGGAAATACTTCAAGCCTAAGTTCAGTCCGTATTTGATTGGTTCACTCATCGGGGACGGATGTATTGCCGATAGTGTAATCAGTAAGAACTGTTGTTATTTATTTAATCCTGACGAAGAAGTCATTGGCGAGTTCAAGAAATCAGTAGGGTATTCTTCTTGCGAGTTTGAGAAAGGCTGCTACCGCATGCGCATCAATGACAAAGAACTTATCGCAGAGATTCAGAAATTGAATATAACAGGGCGTGCGGCAGATAAACACGTTCCTGACATGTATTTATATGGGACGCTGGAGGAAAGATGGGCGCTTGTTCAGGGCTTAATGGATACCGACGGAACTATTGATGAAAGAGGGCACCTGTCTTATACTACAATAAGCAAACAGCTTGCGGAAGATGTAAAATTCCTTATCAACAGTTTGGGAGGATTGGCGACAATTGGCAGAGGCGCCGCGGGGTATAGAAATAGCAATGGAGAATTTATACAATGTAATGACGCATACACTCTTTATATAAGAATCCCGGATGCCGAAAGGATGTTTCGCGTAAAAAGGAAAAAAGAAAGATGCAAACCTTATAATGGCGGGATAAGCATCAATGCGAGAAGAATCATAGGCTACGAGATGATAGGGAAGAAGGAGTGTTGCTGTATTGCAGTGACCAATCCGGACAGTTTGTTTCTAACAAGGGATTTTATTGTCACTCATAATTCTTGGGCCTTGCTAATGGAGGTCTTGAAAGATATAAATAACCCGAATTTTGCTTCTGTAATCCTGAGAAACGAAAAAGAGGACTTGAGTAATATAGTAAACAAGTCTTATGAGCTTTTTTCTCAATACGGAAAGTATAACCGCTCTATCTCGGACATGACTTGGAACTTCTATAACGGAGGTTTTTTAAAGTTTTCCTATTATGCGGATTCTTACGAAGACTTCGTAAAGCGTTTTCAGGGAAAAGAGTTTGCCTTTATCGGTATAGACGAAATCACTCACTCTGATTACCTGAAGTTCAAATACCTTATCACCAACAACCGTAATGCCTACGGTATAAGAAACCGTTTTTATGGCACATGTAACCCTGACCCGGATAGCTGGGTACGTAAATTCATAGACTGGTGGATTGATGAAAACGGTAACCCTATTCCGGAGCGAGACGGGGTAATACGCTATTGCTTCATGGACGGCGACCGACCGGAAGATATTTACTGGGGAGATTCCGTAGACGAAGTTTATAACCAATGCAGGCATATCATAGATCCGTTGCTTACGCCGGGTCTTATCAGTAAGGGTTACGACAAGTCGGCATTCGTGAAGACAGTCACATTCATAAAGGGAAAGCTTGAAGAGAACGTTGCTCTTATATCTTCCGACCCTAATTATTTAGCCAACCTCGCCCAGCAAGATGAAGAATCTCGTGCAAGGGACTTGGAGGGGAATTGGAACTTTAAAGCTGCCGGGGATGATATTATCAAGATGGAACACATGGAGCGCTTCTTTAAAAATACCGCCCAATACGGAGACGAGAAGCGCAGGGTATCATGCGATATTGCATACGAGGGAGGAGACAACCTTGTCTTGTGGCTGTGGATCGGGAACCATATCGAAGATGTGTATGTGAGTAGGGATAATTCCAAGCGGACGGAAGAGTGTGTTGCCTATAAACTTAGAGAGTGGGGCGTGCTGGAAAAGGATTTTGTTTTTGACTTAAACGGCCCCGGTCAGGATTTTAAAGGAAAATTCCCCGATGCGGTCAGGTTTAATAATATGGCTGCTCCAATACCCGCGACAAAAGCGGATGAGAAATCAATCAAGTATGTGTACTCCTCTTTAAAATCACAGTGTGCGGATATTCTTGTAAAAAAGATAAAGAACGAGGAGATATCCATAAATCCCGATTTGTTATCGCGCAAATTTTCCGGAAACGGATATTCCGGAGTAACCCTTTATAATATTCTTATGAAAGAGAGAAAGGCCATTCGGGACGCGGAAACAGACAAAGGGTTTGCCTTGATTAAAAAGGAGACTATGAAAAAATACGTAGGGCACTCTCCTGACTTTATAGAAGCGATGATTTACAGACAAATTTTTGATATAAAAAAACATAACACAAAACCAAAAGGATTATGGAGATTATAAACACACGCCAGATTATGGTACGTCGTCCGTTCCGGAGGATATTGCCAAATGGCTATAAAGCCGCTGCCGGGGTTATTTCAGGAAACACCCTCATCAATGAACCGTCTGATAATCCTACGTATCAGATAATAACTCAAATGGACTTCATGCGTGAGTTTGAGCCTTCTGGACATGCGATTAATGACCCGCTGGTATATCCTGACAGGTTAAGGCAGGACCCGGATACGAAGCAATGGTTCAGGGAGTATGTTATCAGATGCGCTTTTGCTTTTCAAAGAATAATAACGGTCAAGCATCTTGTCCACCTTTGCGGGAATGATATTCAGTTTGAAATGGAAGGCGATACCGAAAATGAGAAAGTGAAAGATACCTTCTTTAAATTTAGAACGGGATGGGCCGTAAAAGACATGGAAATCGCATGGTACGAGGCCGCTAAGTCTGTAAAGATAACCGGAGATACGGCATTTGTAGGATACCTTAGAAAAGGAAAATTCTATTGGAAAGTCCTTTCTTTTGAAAAAGGCGATGTTTTGTATCCTCATTTTGATAATGTTACAGGAGAGCTATCCTTGTTTGCCCGTTCTTATTCCGATTACGACAGCAGCGGGAATATTGTGACCGACTGGCTGGAGGTGTGGGATGAAAAGTATCTCCGTCGCTTTAAAAAAGGAGGAAAGGGATACAGCAAAATCAAACAAGTAATAAAAAACTTATTTGGATTGGACGGTTATGAACTCGTCTCCCAGCAAGAGCATGGGTTTACGTTTATCCCTGTGGCTTACCATAGATGCGATGCCGGAGCTTGTTGGTCTCCCTCGCAAGACAGTATAGAGCAATACGAACTCGCTTTCTCCCAGCTATCTCAAAACAATACAGCCTATGCGTTCCCGATTATGTATTTCAAGGGAGAAAATATAAATATAGATGGGGGTGTTGACGGAACTGTAAAATGTATCACAATGGGGCCGGACGATGAAGCCGGATACCTTAATAAACAGGATGTATCTACGGCTTTCGAGAAGCAACTCGATACTCTTTACAAGCTGATATATGAACAGTCGTTTGCGGTAATTCCTCCGGAGGTAAGAAGCGGCGATCTTCCGGGCGTGGCTATAAAGCTTCTTTATTCACCGGCATTTGAGAATGCGATGAAGGATGCGCAAGAATATAACCGCCTTGTGGACGACATGGTGAAGATTTTCACCTATGGATACGGAGTGGAAACGGAAAATCTTATAGACCTGCAAAACTTGAGTGTATATGCTTGGATAAAACCCTATATTCATTTGAATGAATCGGAGCTTGTGCAGAATCTTGCCACTTGTGTGCAAAACGGATTTTTATCACGTCAAACCGCAAATGAGCAGATTCAAATGTATAGCAATCCCCGCGACTGGGACAGGATAATGAGAGAGAAAAAGGAAGAGCAGCAGGCTGATATCCTTTATCAACTCAAAACCACGCAACCTACTCCTGAAGAAGAGGAACCCGAACACAACCCGGCTGGAGATGATAAGCAATGAAACAGCCCACGCAACAACAGATACAGGAAGCCAAAGATTTTATAAGGCAGCGGCTAAAGGCTGAATTATCCATGCAGAAGCATTTGGATGATCTTCTCTTGCAAGCCGCAAACGAGATCGTGGATATATCTTTGAAGTATAAGATAAAACCGTCCATGTTCCGCTTTTCCGCAAATGAAAAACTCGAAAGGGAGGTAGGTGTTGTTATCGGAAAGTTGCGAGAGGCGATTTACGACTATACCGAAACGCTTTCCGTTTATGACAGGAAAGAAGAAAGGGAGGCTATCATTGCTTTTATAAATAGGGAAGATCATGGAAAGACGCTTTCGGAGCGTATTGATATTTATTGCAACCGCTTTAAGTATGAGATAGAGGCTGCTGTCGCCGCCGGGCTTATTGCCGGGCTAAGCCGAAACAAAATAAAGGACAGCATAAAGGAAAATATTAAATCTCCGTATGATAGCTCCTATTTCAAAAAGGCCGTAGAATCCGGGGTATCCGCAGCAACCCGCATTAATACAAATGGAATAAGTTATGGAGTAGGGAAGTCCAACTCTTCTTATAACTCACTGAATACCCTTACCCGGTATGCTATCGGGTCCGCATGGATGTGGTTTAATGGAGTTCAGAAACAAAAAGAAGGAGCTATCGGTTTTTATTCATATAGAGGGAGCAGCTACCCATGCTCTTATTGTGATAGTATGGTCGGGTATCATCCTATATCCGACTATCAGCGCCAGTGGCATATAAGGTGCTGTTGTTATTTTGTATTTGTATAATTAAAAGTTACAATAATATGTTGAGAGGTAAAGAGGAAAAAATTACATTCAGCAAAGGACTTGGTACCGAATGTAGGAAGCTTGGGATCAGCGCAAAAGAAAAGGCTTTTGCAGACCTTTTAGCGCTGGGATGGAAAGATAAGGACGCCTATCTCATCTCCGGCCTTTATAACCCTGTGTATAATTTAGAGATGAATAAGAAGAATATGAATGCCCTCCTTTCCCAGGATAAGGACTTCATGGATTATCTCACCTTTATAAACAAGCGTGTAAATCGTAGACAGAAAGAGAGCGAGAAAGAGGAAGAGTTTTTGGTTGAAGGTGTTAGTGATGAAGATATTGCTTCTGAGCTTTCAAAGGAAAACCAGCTTCGTAAGCTTATCGCCGCCCGTAAAAAGTACGATGGCAAAGAGGGATGCAAAGAATGGATAGACCTCACTAAAATGATTGCAGACATCACGCAGATTAAGAAAGACGAGATAAAAGAAGAAGATACTACCACTCATTTTTATCTTCCAATTTCATGCAATAATTGCTCCTTGTACCTTGCCGCTAAAAAGAAAGCCGGGAAATGACACCCGGCTACTTCTTCCTTATACATAGGTTTGTGTTCAGTTTTTGTCTTTATCAGACGCTTCCTCCATTTCCTTTTTCATCTCATACATCTGCCTTTCCTCCTCAATAATCTTGGCGTCCTCCTCGTCAGAAATCGGCTTGGCGTCCGCGCGGTCAAGGGCATCCCAGACTGCCTTTAGCACATCCACCTGCAACTTCGCGTCAATACAATTCCCCACATACTGGGTGTTTCGCAGCATTAGCATAGGCAGATTATCAACCCTGTCTTCTATCGGAACGCTATCCAATAGTACAAACATTATGCTTCCCGCGCTGTACTCAATGGAGAAATCACCGCATACCGTTGATGCCTTGATAAAAGGAACGCCGTCTTTCTTATACTTGAGAATAGTTATATTCCCGACTTGTGTCTTTCCGAAATCCATAATCTTTTTGTGTTATATTTATTATTGCAAATCTATTCTTCAACAAAATCATCACTCAGGAAATCATCATCCGAATATTCCCAGCCCTCAAACAGGTTCGTTTTCGCTTCTTCGGCGATATTGGGGACATGTCTCATAAAGTTGTTCGCAATGTCCTCGTTCCCACACCACAGATTATAAGAGTTGTTGTATCCCTTTTCCCTCACGTATCCGAGAGAAAGCATGTCGATACCCAGCTTTCTTTGCGACATAGGGACGATCCCGTTCTTCTTGCAGAATCGTTCATAGTTCTTGTATATCTCCGATGATGTGAAATTGATAACGCCGCTTCCTTCAAATTCTTCGGGCTGGCACTCCTTGTATTTGAGGTATTCCGATATACTTCCGTCCACAAGCTTTCCGTCCCGTCCTATGACCGTAGAGCGTATCCTCTCCAGCTTCATATCTATCTTTCCTCCGAGATTCTCCGGCATCCTCCAGTTGTTTTTCTTTAGCTCGCAAAGACCTTTGACTATCCAAGCCATTATGCCGGCATGTTCCGATTTGAGCCTTTCCGCGAGCATGGTATCCCTTTTCTCTACGGGGATAGTCTTGTCGAAATTAAGTACGAGCGCCCGTCTCTGCATACTCTCATCATCCGGGTCCTCCCGGTTAAGAAAGTCCTTTGGCTGCCAACGGTAGTTAGAGTTACACAGCATTATAGGCGGTCTTTGCATCATCGTTATATTGCCGCCTATTCCCCGGCAGGCAATAGGTTCCCCGCTGGAGATAGCCTTTATGATGCTCATATCCTTAAAATCCCCCCGGTTGCTCTCCGTACAGTACATAAGCCTCTTCCCGGACATGGAATACGCAGCACGAAGCTGTTCATCACCTCTGCTGGCAAACTGGCTCATCTTGATATTAAGTATCTCGTCCTCTCCGAACATGTCCTTAAGCACCCGGTAGATAACACTCTTCCCGTTTGCTCCCGTACCTTGCAATATCAGGAAATACTCAAAGCTTATATTACGTCTGTTGACAAGACAGGCCCCAAGAAACATCTGTAATATTCTCCGCTTGTGCTTTTCAGGAAGAACACCGTCCATATCGTCCGTAGGCATCCAGTTCTCTCCGAGGAAACTTCTCCATATAGGACAGTTGAATATCTCCTTGCGGTCATACTTGAACGGGTACATCTTCACACAATCAAAGCGGGGAGAGTGGGGATAGGTCTTTAACCGGTTCATGTCAACGACACAGTTAGTAAAGCACATAATACTAAGGTCGGGACGAAGCTCATGGTCCCGGATAACATTGATTATACGGTTCATATAGGCATACATGGCCTTATTGGTACGGTCACGAGCTGCAACACCCATCTTCTCAAGCCACCTGTCTACGGCATCATACAGGACATTGTAATCCATGAACTCATAAATCTTACCTGTAAAAACATACAAGGAGCTATAATGAGAGGTGTTATCCCTCGTCAAGACACCATAACCCTCCCTGAATAACTCCTCAAGACGTCTGCCGTATCTGTCTGTGCGCTCAGGATTGCTTGTAACCAAAGATATATCCCTGAACGTAGCCGCATATTCATCGCAATGTTCGGATAATAATCCAAGTACGTAATCCTTTAAATCCTTCCTATCCATATTTATTATATAACGTTTTTATAAGCATACCATAAAGAACATAACGGAACTGGGATTAGGTCTCATTCTTAAAAATAACATCTTCTCTTCTCTCTTTTGAGGGTTAAAAATATATATATATGTTCTTTATCATCATTATGCAAATATACAACTACTTGATAATAAAACAAGTAATTTTCTAAAAAAATAGGAGTAAAATTTAGAAAATAGGTGATTTTTTAGAGAATAACGGGAGTTATTGAAAAAATACGGCTTTTTTGGAGGGTAAAACATCGTTACAAATGTGGGAAATTGGACGAAAAATGGGGGAAAATTAAAATTTTTAGGGGTGGTGATTACATCCGATATTCTTACATATAATAGGGGTGGGGTGGGGTGCTTTCTACGTGGGTGTGTATGGTGTATTATCTGTCTCTTATACACATCTGACGCTGCCGACGAATAGAGAGG